ATCACTACCGAAGGAACAGGCAAATACATACTCATCACTGACAACCGTATCTTTTTAGGTTCAGCATCTCCAGAAGACACACCTGACATCTTTTTTAACGTTGGGGGAAGTCACACAATGACTATGGGGGGTTTAGGTGGTGGAGCAGCAATTGATTTTAAAGATACTGCTAACAAGAGACGAGTGAGACTTGACATAAACAGCAGTGCCATCAAAACTTACAAGACAGACGAAACTGAATTGGGCGGAATAGTCGCTGGTTCAGCGCAAGACCGTCCATGCCTCAAATTCTGGGATGTAACTAAAAGTGCGTTCTATTACGCTTATCTTGACAACGGTGCATGGGTAATTGCTAACGCTCCACCAACATAGGTGATCATTAATGGATAAGGCTGTCTTAGGCTACTGTCGTCTCGGATACTTTCGCTTAGGAGTCTTCGACAATACTTGGGATGAACTTGTAAGAACAGTGGAAGGCTCTGGCGCAGTAAGTCTTGATGCTACACGCTTTCGTTTGATGCTGTTTGGAAGAGACGCAACAACTGGATGGTATGAAAAAGCGTATGAAGAAACTGCTATTGAAATCATAGTTTTAACTAAAGCATCTCAGCAATTAGCTTTGAAATGTGGAACCTACGTTATAGGAGACGTATTAGGCTTAACCGTTGATGTTCTCAGAGAAGGCGATAGACTTCGTGTGGGCAACAAATATTACGAGGTTAAAACTGTTAATGAACACTATTTAGGCGACAGTTTTTGTCGTAGAGACTGTGAACTGAGACTTTTGCCTCTTGAATACTTAGTTGGTGACACCTATACGGACAGTGTAGTGGAGGATGCACGGTATAGAATGAAAGTGTTTCTTGAAACCTATTTGGACAGTGCTACTTTACCAAATTTCATTGTTGCTTATGAAAACGCTGATTATCCAATGGTTCGAGTGTTCACTGATAAAGTGGTTGACTTAATATTTTGTGTAGGAACACCTGACAGCACAGCTTTACCGATTGGCGTAGGCTATGAAGAGAAAGTGCCTATCACTATCTGGTGTGTTGACAAAAGCAACATTTCAGGAACCAAACTGCGTTGGAAAGCTGAAACAGAGTTAAGACATATTACTGAAACTTATCCTACTGGTTCACTGCGAACTTTTGAACGTTTAAGCGATAATGAAAAGAATTTGGGAAGCACGGTTCTTTACTCAGTGAATTATGTCATGCGATATAAGAGGTATGCTTAATGAAAACAGAAGTTAGAGACGGCAAAACCATAACCGTATTCGACAACGTGGAAGAAATGAAGTGGCACTATCACGCGAGACTATGCAGAAACTCTGCAGACACTTTAGCTCTGTTTATGGTTAACATTCAAGACGTAAAAGAGGCAAATAAATGGCTAAAAACATTAGATAACCAGTATGAGGTGAAAACGTGACTTTAACACAAGTTAAAACCGAGAAGGTTCAAGGACGCATCAGCAACGTGCATATTGGTTATGATGCTACGCATGGAGTTGACATTACAAGCGGAATCCTCAGTTTTGAATACAACCGCATCCATGACGCAATACGCAATAAACCCCCAACCGCTGCAACCTCAGCAACCATAAATTTGCAGCAACCTAGCTTCTTTAATTGGAAGTTGACGTTTCTAAGCGATTGTAGAATAGCCTTTTTTGCTACTGACGTTCAAGTGGCTGCGGGCAACCAATATGCACTCGTAGACAATGGCTTTTCTAATAAGATAGAATATTTCAAAGTAATCATGGCTATTGAAGATGGCTCTGGAAATCCTAAAACTCGGACTTACACGATAACAAACGGTTACTGCTTAAGAAATAATGCACGTATCGGCAATGATGATGATGCTCAATATGTGTATGAAGGCGAAGCAGAATACATCAGCTATGCAGATACTTAGGGGGATGGTGAAACATGAGTTTGCGTTATGACAACACCACTGTCAAACAACTTATTGACCTTCCTAAACTGATTGAAACTGTATCGAAAGAATTGTTAGAGGAAAAGACTGAGGAAATGGTTTTAGTAGCTAAAGGCTTATGCCCGGTTCAAACTGGAACACTTCAGAAAACCATTAGGAAAGAGAGGTCGGGCAATAACATTCTTGTGAGGGCTGGGGGTTTCTATGTTAATCCCCGTTCAAAACGGATATGTGATTATGCTGTGATAGTGGAAATGAAGACGGGGTTCATGCGGAGTGCATGGGCTTATGTTTCAAAGGGAATTGAAGAGGAAATCCAAAACCGTGTAAAGGAGAAATCTGGGCAATGAGTGAAATGCATGATGTCACTTTTAACATTGAATTAGACCTTTCGCAAACTGTGAGTCAGATACGCCAATATGAAATGTTGCTTTATCGTAGTTTAGCTTTAGCGCAACGTCTCGGGCTTCCAGAAAACATTCAACAACAAATTGCCGAGATTCAACGGTTGACTATGACTATTAGACTGTGCCATACAGCCCTGATATTGCTAGAATCGGCAAGTGGCCCGGTTGGGTGGGCATTGGCTCTTGTTGCTGCTGGAGGTGCCGCTGTATCAGTCGTTGATTATTTTGATGCGAGCAGGGGAAAATAACATGGTAACATACATGGCTCTTCCGCAAGCGCAATTAACTATTGGGGGAAACGTGTATAACGTTTTAGTTTCTGCTGATGTGACTAGAAACGAAAACGGTTTTGATGTAGCCACAATAATCGTTAATGATGAGTTAAGCCAAAATTATCCAACAAACATTGACGCGGGCAAAACTATACTGCTCGAAGTTAAAGACTCTTCAGATGGTTCATGGACTACGCTTTTTAATGGTTTAATCCGTTTTTGTCTTCCAAACATTTCAGAGCAAGGCGAATTTTTAACGTTGAAATGTGACGGCACAGGATATGGACTAACAGAAACAAGTTGTAATGAAGAGTATGGAGTGGAAAGTCGCAATACCAGTTTAGACACAATCACGGAGATTATAACGGATGCAAACAAGGGAATTGGCCCAAAATATGTGAATGGCATCTTAGGCTCTGGAAGCAGTGGCTACGCTTATGATTATTCAAAAGTCGAAGCCATAGCGGGATCAATAAACTTTGTTTGCAGCCCATACCAACCATGTGACAAATTGATTAATGATTTATGCGATTTAGTCACGGCAATTAGACAAGATGTAGCATACCATCCTGATCATCAAGGCCCACACTGGATTGTTGACACAAGCGGCAATTTCAGAATGAAACTGATTGGGGTTACTCAAGCGGGGTGGACTCTCTATTATGGTGACAGTCAAGCAAATGCTACATTGACACAAGGCATAGATTTTGACTCTTTCAATTTTGAACATCAAGATTCAGAAGCAAACTACATTTTGTATTATGGCACTTTACGCAAGCCCGCACGTGATTATTGGACTGAAGGACAGTTTGGTATTTGGGGAAAAACTGCTGCAATGGGTTTAAGTGATGAAGCCACAATAAAGAAGGTAGGCACTTCTAGTCTTAAATGTCTCAGCACTTTAGCGGATGCACAAGCCTATTATCCTTCAGGCAAAAATGCGGGTTGGGACTTCACTAAAATTGGTTCAGCAAAAAATCCGCCCACATTCAACTTTTACAGTTATGTAGGCGCACTTACTGGTGGGCAAACTGCACGTATTGGATTATACACGGATGGAAGCAACAACGTTCACATTCATGTGCAAAATGACACTATAGGCGAGTGGTATCCTCATTCTCTAATTGTTGGGCCATATTATAAACCGCAAGAATGGCACATGGAAGGCACAATAGACTGGGCAAACATTAATTATATTCTGATATGGCATGCGTTAGCTCTTGATACGACAACGACTTACTGGGATGACATGCACTTTGAAGGGTTAATTTGCCGAGCAGCCAAAGACTCCACACTTATCGCAGCTGACAAGTTGAAACTTAAAACTATTGTGGATCAAGTGGGCAAAGATGACGTTATGACATTGGCTGACACTGGAACTATGGCGCGTCTTTGCGCTTCAGAACTATTTTCGGCAAGAACAAAACCATTAATCGGACAAATTACAACACCCATGATTAAAGAATTGCTTCCGGGGCAATATCTTCACATCCACGCTAAAACTAACAGCACCCCTTCATTTAACATAAATATGGATATGCGCGTAACCAGTTTAAGGCATCATATTGACATTAAAGGATTAACAACCTCAAGCAATCTTACGAATGACTATATGAATAGTCGCGCACGTGCATCATACAAAAACTATAACACGGTAGCCAGTGCAGTAAGACCTGACTATCAAGACCGAAGTGCCACTAGCATAAAAGCGGGAGTCGTAGATATTGATGTGCCGATTTTAGAGGTTGATTATCCAAGTTGACAAACTTTAAAGTAATTGCCCTAATTTTGGTTGTGATGGCTTTTCTAATGTATGGCACAGGTTTAACGTGGCTGTATGAGTTGCATCAGCCTCTAATCGCTTTTCTTGTTTTTTTGCCTTCAGCTTCCATGCTTGCAGTTACAGCTCTAAAGTTTTTGAGCAGTTAGGCTAGGCTTTTAATGTAATAAAAGGCTACTCTTTACGAGATACCTCGTATTCCCTTATGTATAAGGGAGGGGGGTATCCCCCTACTCTTTCCAGTTGTGCGTGCGCACAACTAACATAGTTACGGCGTAACTATGAACCCCTACTCTCAAAAGATGAGGAACCTTCAAGTTTTTGAAAGCTTCAATTTTAACTAAGATTCTGAAAAGAAGGTTGCTATAAGCTTAGAAAGTGAGGTTTCAACCTAAAATAAGCTTCTTTCAACGTTGCCCAAGGGCAACAAATTAGTGTGTTTCAAAGTCTATGCACAGCTTCCACTCTAAATAGGTTCCCCAATATTTTGGGTGAGCTATTTTGGTTTTAGGCTTAGGCATGGCGACTCATCACAATTAATTGTGATATAGCAAATCTTAAACCTTACGATTGCTGAAGGCTACCCCTTCCACGACTATCAAGCAAAACTTCGCCACGTTCAAACTTAACCGCACACAAAACGACACCGTCAAACTGTTTAGAGAGCTCTTCAACGATTTGTTCACGGGATAAAAGATTAATGTTTTCAGCTTGAATGCGATCCCTTCGACTCTGATTAAAAACAAGTTTTCGGACAGCTTGACGCTGAAGGCCCTCAGGGCTTCGTTGTCCTCTGTGAGTCATGCTCTAAACATAATTGTTATGTCCATATATGCTTTTCTACATAACGAACCAATACCCATGAAGAAACACCATGCCCTTTCGACCACCATACGCTTTTCCATAGAAAACTCGAAAAAGCCCATGCCCAAAACCGAAATTAACATCATTTTAGAGCTCTAAAGAGCTCTACAAGGCTTCCGCAAATCAGCCTTCTTTCACGAAAACAAGCCATAATCGAGTAGAAAAACTCACTCCATAAATGACTGGGGCCTCATATAAAAACCCTCGAAAATGAACCTTTTAAGGCAAAAGCTTCACCAAAACGGTATGTTTAATTATACATCCGATATGTGTTCGATATGTAAATCTTACACATTAAGATATGAGGATGGAAAAGCAATTATCAAAACATGTTTATTCCGTAAGTATTCAGCTTGGCCCAACGTCATTTCACCTTCAAACAACATGCACCTTTTCCCCGCATACTCGCTGAAGCCACTGGGCAACGAAATTTCTAATGTGTCATACTCTCTGTTTTTTGCTTTATGTTTGTGACTTCTAATTTTGCGTATGCCTCTAAGTTGTAGAACAACACTACACTCTTGCAGTGTTGTAGAACAACTTTCAGCTTGTTCACTCATTCTGATCCATCCTTAGAAATTTTCATAAAACAAAACCAATAAGTCTTAGAAGCATGTTTACGACTTCCTTCATCACCTTTAGTGATTTGCCCAAAAAGAGGTTTCTGAGGAAAAAGTGATAAGATACTTGAAACCTTCACACATCTCGCGTTCCACTTGAAAATCAAAACGCCCATGGGCTTTAACACTCTGAAACATTCTCTTGCGCCTTTACTGATGTCTGATGCCCAGGTTTCAGGCTTCAAAAAACCAAAATCTCTTATGAATTTAGAGTTAGGATCAGAAGCCTTTTTCCTAATCTCATGCGGAGGATCCCAAACGATTAAGGTGAAAGTGTCATTTTCAAACTCTTTTAAATCTCTAAAATCACCAACAACATCAGGATTACATTCTGGGCGGTTATCCAAATAAATCGTGTTAGGCTGCTGCTTATCAAACCACATCATACGATAGCCAGCGGAAGCATCTAAAATAAATTTCTCGCTCATGGAATAATTCCCCTATACTTCAGCCATGCCCTACACAACGCATCAAAATCTTCCACAGCAAAATGCGATTCCACACGATACCAGTCCCGGCTTTCAGCTTGCCGAAACACGGCCTTAGGTTCTTTAGGTTGAAAAACAATGAGATGCGCCTCTTCACCATATCGATAACTATTAGTCAAATGATCCACACAAACCGGGCCATTATACTCAATTTTTAAACTATGGTCAACGGAACAACTGACAGTGATAGGCACTCCACGAAACACATGCTCGATATGTGCGCCTTTATAGATTGTAGCCTCAACCATGCCCATTCACCTTTTTCGCGTTGCAACTCCTACACCGGGTTGAAGGCTTACCATGCCCCCGGGGCAATGGCACACCACAATCTTCGCAAACCCTAAAAGTCTGATGCGCCATTTCATTCAGCCCCCAAACGTTCCAACCCAGAATAATCCCCATCCTTTTGCACTAGCCCATAATGATCTTCACACAGCAAAACGTCTTTTTTGCCCCGCCAAACAGCTTTTCCAACAGCTTGATTCTTGCACTTCGCAAAACCGCACTGAGCAGATTGGCTAACGTCGTTAGCCAGTTTAGGCTTCGCAACCAAATTAAACGTCACCTTCGCAGGAATCTCATCCACATGCGCCCTCATAAAATCCATCATAGCCAACTCAACCCCCGCACTCGCACAAATATGCAGAAAATCACAATACTGCTTAAACGACTCAGCCAAACTATAATGAATAGAGTATATCCGAGCTATCTTAGGATCGTTCTGGTAGAAGATGGTATTATTATTATTATTATTATTATTATTATATTTTATATATATATCATATATATAATCCTTAAAACTTTTTTTGTTTGCACTCATAAGTTTTTCACCTTTGAGGCACTCGTGCATTTTTCATACAAATCGCATGTTTGGGAGCAGTTTAGGCATGTTGGTTCTAAGTTTGCTTTCACGTTTCAAACTTCCTACGTAGGATATATAGATAGCAAGTGTTATATAACACTTCCTACGTAGGAGTAGCAAGGAACTGATTAAAGTGGCTCACAGTTCTAAAGAATATATGCGAGACTTTCGTAAGAAACAAAGAGAAGAGGATAAGCAAAAAGAACAGTGGATCAACGAAGCCAAAGACGTTTTAACTGAGTCTTCTGTGGAATTGCTCAGAAAGGTTATTCAAGAACAAGTCGCGAAGGGGAGAAGTTTAGAGGATGCTGAAGAATTTTATAAGGGTTATGTTTCAGCTGGGATGTGGCAAGAATATTTGGATTCTAAGGGTTTAGTGGCTAACGCGGGATGGGTTAAAGGTGACGCTGAACTATGCCCTAAATTAGATACTACTCAGCTTCTTGAACGTAGCCAAAAACTGATTGAAATGAAACTTGCAAGAGACAGCGAAAGAAAAACAGATTCTACACCGAAAATAAAGGATCCGTGGCAATCGTTAGCTATGAAAAGAAGAAAAGAAGCACTCACATATAAAGCGGTTGACGTTTTAGCCAGTGTTGAAGAAACCGTTAAACACAGCAAAATCCAAACAGATCAGAAACTTCGTGATATTGCCCGGTTAATTGAGGATGTTAAAAAGTCTGATCCTGAAGGATGGGCCAAAATTCACGATAGGGTGGGAAGAAAAGACGAGTATGCTAAATCAACTGCTATGGATTTGACAGTCGGCAATCTTTACGGTAAGAGTCCTGATGAGCATGGCAAATCACCTGAGGAAATTAAGGCTATGAGAGAACAGAAAAAGAAGGATGCAGGGCATGAGTGAAAAAAAGATTCCGATAAGTGGCCCTGATGATGTTAACATTAGAACGCATCCTTTAACAAGGCCACGAAAAGTAAAGACGGACACATTGACTAACATACCTCCTTTGTCCCTGAAGGGGTTTTCATACGTGCGTCAAACACGGTGTTTTACCTTGATGATGGGATGCTCTAAGAAAAAACCGAATCGTAGGATTCAAATAATGGTTAAAATTAGGGGTATCATATGATTCGAGAAACGCTTGAAAGACGCTTAGAAACGAGCAAGCTCTTAGGCCAAGGCTTCAGCAGTGGTGAAGTTGTTAAGTTTCAAACGGAGAAATGGGATGTTAGCAAGGTTACAATTTACAATGACCTAAAAAGTCTTGGATGGTTAACTCAGCTTTTAGGCTTAAATGATGTTAAAGTTAACTTCGCAAAAAGCGTGAATAGACATGAATACATGTATAAATCTTCTATGCTGGGTTATTTGACAGCTACAACTGAGAACGGTAAAATAGGCTTTTTACACATGGCGCATGAAGCACAGAATAGCCTAGATGACCTGTTAGGATTACATGGTTTAGTTGGTAAAGAATTACTTGAACCTGAACCGCCTGGCACTCCTAAATATAGTGAAGAGGAAAAACAAGTTCTCGATAAGGCTTGTCGCATAATTAAACAGCATAGATATGAACCGAGGGAGAGTATTCATTAATGCAAAAAGTAAATTACGATCCAATAGTCAGCATGTTTGGAATAGACACTTTCCCGTTAAGCGTAGCTCTCCAATCAATCAACGGAATGAGCAAACCCCAAGACTTAACAATCCTGGTTAATTTAGATTTGAGAGACGGTAATGGTAAGCCTACAATCGAGTTTTTGCACAAACCTGAATCAGTAAGTTTCACTCGTCAAGTAGGCGATACAACGACTGAAAACTCAACCCTTCGCATAGTTGTCTTAGCAAATAAGAGAGTTGACAGTTTACCCATTCAACAACAAAGAACAACGAGAACATGTAGGTGAAAAACATTGAGGCAATTTTGGAACAGTAACGGCGAGTTAGAAATTCATTGGGACAGCAAAAACGAAATGATAGAGTATTGGATTAGGCGCAAAAGCGAATTTGACGTTGGGGGACAACAAACTATTCAGATGTTGATTGATTATCAAAAGGTGAAGTAAATGCCACAATTTAGTGATGGACAAAAAATATCGGAAGCACTTGTTTGGGACCGTTTAATACAGAGTGGCCCAGCAAGTTATGTCATTTGGAAAGATGGAACACAAACAAAAGCTGAGTGTTTGCTGAAAGGCGGAACCGACTATACTACTGGAACAGATGCAACGGTTATGCAAGCGGCAATAGACGGTTTAACCACTGGAACCATACTTGTTAAAAAAGCCACTTATTCATTATCAGTAGGCTTAATCAATCTCGCTAAAGAAATAGAAATCGTCTGTGAACCGGGAACAGTTTTTCAACCAACAGCAGCAATAAACATGATTACGTTTGATAGGGTTACCCACGTGGTTGCGGGCATAAAAAATGCGACATTAGACTTAAACAACACTGCTTCAACTGGTTTACTTTTGCTGGATAGTTGGCACACGATTAATGATGGTTTAAAAATAATCAACGTGGGAACCAATGGTGTTGGAGTAAAAATTTATTCAACAAACAACAGTTACCTTTGCCTATCCAATTATGTTCGCTGCAGACAAATAAAAGCTTACAGTGCACAAATAGCGGGAAGCATTGGTGTCTTAATTGATTCAGCAGGCGGAATAGCAGCGGGAACAAACAACGTTGTGGATGTTGGGTATTTAGGAGCACCATCTGTCGAAACTGGCATTAAAAATGTTGTTGGTGGCTCATCTGTTTTTCATGGAATAGTTGAAGGTTGTAAGATTGGAGCAGACATTTCTGGAACGGCAACTCTGTTTCTCCACGAAGAAGCCAACACAACATACGGAATAATCGTTAGGACAGGAGCAAAAGTTAAAGGAATCCTTCGCTATGCTGAAAACATCACTACCGAAGGAACAGGCAAATACATACTCATCACTGACAACCGTATCTTTTTAGGTTCAGCATCTCCAGAAGACACACCTGACATCTTTTTTAACGTTGGGGGAAGTCACACAATGACTATGGTGGGTTTAGGTGGTGGAGCAGCAATCGATTTTAAAGATACTGCTAACAAAAAACGCGTGAGACTTGACATAAACAGCAGTGCCATCAAAACTTACAAGACAGATGAAACTGAACTTGGCGGGCTAATTGCTGGTTCCGCAGAGAACCGTCCCGTCCTTAAATTCTGGGACGTAACTGCGAACGCTTTCAAATACGCTTACATTGACAACGGAGCGTGGGTAATATCAGCTACACCGCCGACTTAAGTAAAGTAAGTGATATTCTATGGATGTTGCTCTTGCTGTCTATAATTGCTTAGTTAATGGTTGGAATAAACCACAGATTATTGATATAGCTGATTTTTTATCAGATGATTATACTGACCCAGACTTCTTTGTTAATGATGTCTATGAACAACCTGAAAGTGGTTTACCAACTGTAACATGGAGACTAGATGAATTTGACCCTAAAAGCCCTAGCATACAAGTGTTAATAGAAAGTTTCCCTATACGTAGTGTGTGGGTTGCTAGAGGAATATACCGGGTAGAACATAAGGTTAGAATCACTATATACCAGAAGCTTGTCCATTATAATGCTGATAGAATATCAGAGTATAAAACAAACTGGTTTAAGGTTAAGACAGAGATTGATAGAATCTTAGCTATAAATAAGTTTAGTATAACCAATATTTCTAACCTTAACTTGACTGGTGGCTGGGATGATAAGAATACTATTGCTGTTGGTAGAGGAATAAAGACTACTAAAGAACCTATAGTATGGAAGAGTGAACAGATTATTACAACGGTATATTATACTAATAAGATATTAGAAGAGGAAGTATCTTAATATGTCTTATGGTAACGTTATTATAAGACCTAAAGATATAGAAATAGGCAGTAATGCTAATGAGCATTATCTATGGTTTGGTATAGATTCTATTAATTGGACAGATGTTACTCCTTGGGAGCATATAGAAATACCAGCAGGTCCAATGGTTCACCAACATCTTCATAGTCCCCATATAAGAGGAGAGATTAGATGCTATGATTTTGATGCTTTGTATAAAGCCTTATTTAGTACTATTATAAATGTTAGTAATAAGACAGCTGTTAATCCAGATACTATGGCTAAATATACTGTAGACTATTTTAAAGTTAATATAGTTAATGATAAGAATGAGACTATAGAAGTTATAATAGATGGGTTTAAAGTAGAGACTGTAGGAGTAGAAAATATTAAGTTAGGTTCAGAAGCCCTTTGGATAGTAAAGTTTTCTGCTGATAGAATAGCTTACGGAGTGTAGCCTAATGCCAAATCCGTGGGCAGATTTAATTACTGAATATATTGCTGACTTAAGAGCTAGAGTATATGCATTAGAAGCTAAACAACAAGAACTTGAAGCAAGCCTTATGGGTAGACCGGAAGGAGAGAAACTAACAGAAGAAGAAATGGAATCGGAACGTGTAAAGGCTGTTTCTACTATTAGTATGATTGGCATGGCTAGACGTTCAGTTTATGGCTATGCTATGCTTCTAGATAGTCTGGGACTACCTAAAGACCAGAGAGAAATGATTAGACAAGTAGAAGCTAGTATTACTGCTATGATGAGGCTTATGCAAGCAGTTAGAGCAACAGAACTTGCTATACAAGCATTTGAAGCTGGTATGGGTCCAATAGGATGGGTGTACTTAGCTATGTCTGGTGGTATGTATGCTGCTACTATTATGTATGGAAGTAAAACATTAGGGGGTTAAAGCAATAACTGATTACTATAGGACAATAATAGATTATATAGGTGAATTAGATAATAGATTAAAAATAGCTAATTTTTATAAAATTTTTACTGAAATAATAGAATTAAAGGATAGAAAGTTTAAGCTATGGAACTGGTTTAGGCTTCATTTAAAATATAAGTACAAAGAGCATCCTGAAGAATCTACTGGTAAGAGTGGTGGTTAGTTAAATGCCAGAAACAGTACCAGCAGACTTTGACTATAATGATTTTGAGCCAGCGGACTTTAAGACTGATGCACAGTTTGAAGAATCACTTATAGATAAAATTGGTAACTTGTATGTTTGGAATAGAATGGTTACTAGGTATAGACTATTCTTAGATAAGAATGGTTTAACAGATACAAGATTAAGAACTAGTACTCTTTATAGAGTATTTATAGATAAGGTTGGTAATTTAGATAGTAAAACCACTCTAAGAAGGATATATAGAAGTATAACTGATAGTATAGGCTTATTAGATGCTAGACAGAGAATAGCTAGTATGCATAGGAGTTTTATAGATAAGATAGGTGAATATGATGTTTTTAATACAGTACTAGGTACGGTTACTCATTTCTTTAGAACCATATATGAATTCTTAGGGTGCTTAGATGCACGTAGTAGAATAAGTAGTTTACATAGATTATTTACTGAAGAAGTGGAGTTAAAAGATACTAAATTAAAAACCGTTACCCTTTATAGAATATTCATAGAGAAACTTAGCAGTATTACTGTACTTAGCTTTATATATCGCCATTCAATATTATATTATATATACAAGTACTTGCATAAAGAACATCCTAAACAGAAGATACAGAAGAGTGGTATTTAATGGATAGTAGAATATTAAGACAAGTAAAGATAGGGGAAGACCCAGATATTACAGATGACAGTATAAGTACGTTAGTTACTTTACCAGAGAATGGTATTAGTACTTGTATCATAACTGCTAATAATGATGCTGGTAAGAACTATCTAGCCCACTTTAAACTGCTTGATGAAGTAACTGTTAAATATGCTTATGAAGAAGATAATCCAGTATGGGATAATATAAACCCGGTATTTAGAGGCAATATTATAGAACTTACTCCTTCTATGACTAGAACTGGAGAAGTAGTTTCAGTTATAGCTATAAATATTGGTTACTGCCTTAAACAAATGAGAGTAGCTACTGAATACGGAACTCAAGCTATTATTACTGATATTAATCCTATACATGATGCATGGACTGATAGTTTAACACCTACTGATGGTGTATGGGATAAAGGGAGTGCAGACAATGTTCTTAGTCTAGATTCAGGTATTAAAGTTTATGGTCAGTATAGTATTAAGACTATAGCTGGAGCAGATGGTACTCCGTATCCATACTTTACATTAAATAGTGGTAAAGAAGTTAATGCTAATAATTATTCTTATTTAGACTTCTACTGTAGATTTACTGAAGCATCTAATGATTTAAGGGTTATCCTATCAGATATAAATAATAAACAAGCTTCTATTTGGGTATTTGGTGCTACTCCCCAGAATGGTGCTTGGTATGCTAAATCATTAGATATAACTTTAACAGGGAGAGCTAGTTGGACTGTTGATGCTGGATTTGACTGGACAAAGATTAAGAAGATATGGTTTAATGCTTTTACTGCTAGTACTGGTGCATTATGGATTGATGTAGTTTACTTTGACACTATGCCGTTAATCCCAGAAACTTTAAGACAGATACTACTTAATTCTAATAATGGTTTAATAAATAGATATATAGAGAAGATACTTAATACTGAAATTAATTCTGGTTACAGTTTAGACACGAACTATGTGTATAATGACTTAAGTACATATTCTTACTTAAACTTTCCTTACCAAGATGCTTTTATGTGTTTACAAGACCTTATAAGGTTAGGTTCTAGTTTACATTATGTAGCTAGTCCAAGTAGTTGGAAAGGTCTACACTGGATAATAACTCAAGATGGTAAACTAGTAATTGCTCCCGTAGGAGACCATCATGTTGAAGGTGCAACTGGTAAATGGATAGATAGTATATGGGCTATTAGAGTATCTAATGAACCTTTAGTAGTTAGAGAGGATATGATTACACAGAACTTTAAGACTGAAATACCATTAGCTAATTACATATTAGTAGCTGGTAAGTTTATTTATCCAATAAATGAATATTGGACTGAAGGACATAGTGAATTATGGTCAAAGACCAATCCTAATAATTGGGTAAATGGTACTATAACAAATGATTACGTAAATAAGGTTGGTGGCAATTCTTCCCTTAAAGTAGATTCTGGTGGTGATGTTGGTACTACAGTAATAGGTATTATTCACGAGAATGAAGATATAGACATAGCAAAGACAAGTACTAAGAATAGCATACCTAAACTTCTAGTGTCTATTCGTAAGGAAGCTTTAGGCAATTTCTTAAAGATTAGACTATGTACCACTGACACTAATAACTACTTTGAACTGGATATAACTAATAAACTAAAAACTGATGATGAGTGGGCTATATTAGAAATAGAACTTAGTGATTATGCAAAGACTGATATATGGACTAAAGTTGGAAACCCCGGTTGGAATCATATAAACAAAATATGGTTCTATATGCAGACTCCAGCAATTGGTCATCTTATTATTTGGTTTGATGGTTTAGAAATTGCTAATAACTGTATTAGAGGGGCATACATATCTGACTGTGGACAACCCACCATTGATACTTGTACTAAAGGATGTATTAAACATTATAACTGTAGATTCTTAACTATTAAGGATAGTCTAGCTAGTACAGATAATTTAGACCCAGCTAATGATAGTAGCCCTTTAGCACAATTAGCGTTATATGAACTACTACGTAACCGTATAATAAGAACTACTGGACAGATAACTATACCATTAGACCCTAGCATAACGCCCGGTCAGTTAATACACATTCATGCTTGCTATGATGAAGCAAATAGTATGTATAGAATAGATAGGGACTTTAGAATTACAGAAGTACAACATAACTTTATTATTAGTGGAACTGTAACCTTATTGAAACTAGTAGATGATTTACTTAATAGTATTCCTATAGATACCATGGACCCGTATAGTATAACTATGAGAGCTATTAATCCAGACTTCCAAACCAGAACCTATGCTAGCCTTAAAACTGGTGGAGACTTTATAACCTCACAGAAACCCATAAGCAAAGACTACACTAATTAGTAAGCTTTAAATAGTTTATTATACACTATTATTAGTAGGTAAATAATATGTATGAAGATATAATTAAAGGAATAGCATTAGGAGCATTCTATGGTGCGCAAGCAGCTCTGATTGGTTACTTAAAGTCTGATGAACTAGAACAAAGCTGGAGAGTGGTTCTTACTAAGAAGTTCTGGGAATCCTTTGAACCAACTAAAGCCATAAAGACTATTGTTGTTGGTGCGGCAATGGGCGGTTTTACACAAGGACAAATCTATGGTATAATACCAGCAGACCCAATAGTTAGTAACTTTGGATATGATATTATAGTAATGGGTGTTGACCAGTTTGTTAAGTTCATTGTACGTAGAACACCGCTTGTACGATTATGGAACGCGCTTAAAGAGAAAGTCTTAAAGCTACCGGTACAGTAAAGGGTACCTTCTAGGGGTATGCTACTAATATTCTATCTATATCCCATTTTATTATACTATCTTATTTTTATTACTACTAATGAGTGTAACTGCAGGTGCCATTTTCAGCATTAACTTAGGATAAAATTAGAAAACCAACTAGCAGTACCAACCAGCGGTTTAACTTTGGGGGCACGACCAACCGCCAGTGACAACTGATAGTACAATAGATAGTTCTGCTCTAATAAATTGTAGTTTAACTGGTAGGTATAACTGGTAGTTTAAAACGATGGTAAATGATACTGATAGTTAAACCGGTAATAGAACTACAATATTCTATAGTTAAACTTTGTATGGTCCTCACCGGTTGGTCCCTATGATATAATTATACTGCTGGTTTAACCGGTACTTAAGGCTAGGCTTATAAGCTGATTCTACCTATAGTTTAACTAGTATATTAGTATTCTATTACTGGTTAGTGGCACTGCCGAAGGAACTGGGGGAGGGACTGAGGGAGTGTCCTTGTATATGCTTTTGTATATAGATACTAGATTGTATAGGTAAGTCTATTACTTTAAATACTTTACCTATATAGGCGGTTTAACTTTTTAGTATATAAGGCTTTTAAAAGCTTAAATACTAGACCTACTATAGGCTAGGCTAGGTAAGAAGGTTAGAAGAATGGTAAGTAAACTTTACTTAGAAAAGCTTAAAGAAGAATTAGTAAGTAAGCTTAAGCTATCTAGTAAGAAGATAGTAGTAAGTTCTTCTAGTTCTAAGAAGGTTATAGCCTATTATTCTAAGCTTAATTCTACCTTAGGAAAAGCTAAGTATAAAGAACTAGAAGTTAAACTAACAAAAGAAGAACTAGAAGAATTAGAAGAATACTTTGATGAATACCTAGAAGGTTGTACAGATTTTTGTAATAGTAAGTTTTATTATCTTAATAGTCTTTTAGGAATCTTAGAAACTTTATTAGATACTAGTTTTAATATAGAATTTACTAATTAAAGAAGGTTAGAAAAATGAAAATAGGAGATTATAAAGATAGAATAGCTATAGAAACTAAATCTAGAATACTAAGATTATACTGTACTATGAAAGAAGAATATAATCCTCATGATAGTATAACAGATATAGGAACTAGAAAACAGAGAAAAGGCTTTAAAAGAAATAGGAGAATTAAAGTAAAATGAATAAACTAACTAAGCTAAGTAAAGTAGAACTTAGTAGAAAACCCTTAGAATGCTGTTCTATTTGTAAAAAATTCTTTACTAAAGATAAACTAGAAAAGTGGGGAGACTATTACTTCTGTGAATCCTGTATTAAACTAATAAAAATGTTCTATGGAAAACCAAAAGATAGAATAGATATAGTAATTCCAAGAATATCTTATAGTCCCTTTCGTAATACCGGTTGGGTACCGGAAGGTATAAAACTTTATGGTTTTAAGGAAGAAGACTTTAACTATACTTTAGTTTGTATTAGCCATGAAACCCTCCATTATGTTATTAATAAAATAGAAGGTTTAAGGGCTAGTTATAATTTTGATAGTCTAGCCCACAATAAGATTTATGGTACTCCTTTAGCTGATGGTATATTTCTAGAAGGTAAAGAAGAATGAAAGTTAAAACAGCCTTAAGTATAGTAGGAATAAGCTTAACTATTCTGGGTTGGCTTATCTACTGGCTTAAACTAATGGGATGGTAAGAATGATAAACTTAGCTAATAGTGAAACTTTAATAATAATCTTACTAATCTTAGCTAGTTTAGGAATAATGTTAATGGAATACTTAGAATATTTAGATAAGAAGGTGGAAACTAATGAAAGTTAAACTGAAGGATAGAACTATAGGTAGTCACAAACTGCCTAAAGACTTATATACTAAGCCGTTATCTTATAGTAATCGTAAAAGAAAAATGGAAGTAAAATAAAATGAGAATAAATAGAAAAGATTTGGAAGTAGTAATACAAAGATTAAATAAAATGAGTAAACAGAAATATAGACTAGATGGAGCTTATGGTGGCTGGCAATTAGTTTATGAAATTGAAGACACTACAGCTATTAACCAAGTAACCTATGGCTTTAAACCGGCTAGAGAACTATATGATATAATCTATGCTATAATAAGATATATAGAAATAGAATCTAAAAAGAATGTGGAATAAATGAATAAAAATAAATGGTCTAAGGAACTAAAGGAAAAGGTAATGAAGTACTATCTTAAAGGAAACTTAGAGGATTTAATAGAACTTATTAATTGGGCTAAGGAAGAACAACAAATAGAAGATTATGAAGAATGTGAATATTGTGGGGAGTCTGTAGAATGATAGTAAAAATAGGAAGATACTGTTTCGTAAATAAGGAAGCCTTAGAATCTTTACTAAAAACTGGATTAGTAAAGGAATATGACTTTAGCCCAGAAGCTAGAGAAAAGCATGATGAAGAAGCTATATTTAATAAGGATAAAATAAAGATTAAAGTTACAGATAAGGAAATAAAGGAATACTGGAGTAAGAAACTTAGAGAAACTAAGGAACAGAAGCATATTGAAGTAGGTAAAGAAAAGGTAGCTAATCCTTGGATGGGAAATTAAATGGCTAAAGCTTATAATCATAAATTAGTTTGTTCTAAGTGCGGTCATTTAGGATGTTTTCATTATTGGGCTGGTAAAGGTCATTGTAGTATTAAGGAATGTAAATGTGATGGTGGAAAATATAGTAAGAAAACTAAGCAAACTAACTTAGTAGAAGATTATAAGTTTCCAGATACTAAGAATAGGTTTAAACTTGGAGAAAAATAGGTATGGATATAAAAGAAGAAGTTAAGAAAAGTTTAAAAGAGGAAAACTTAGGTTTCTGCTTAGGATACTTAGAGAATATACTTATAGATGGTTTAGTATGGAAGTATGGATTCAGTGAAGAGGAGGCAAAAGAACTAATAGAAATAGTAATGCAGAAATATATTAAGGGAGAATAAATATGAATACAATAAGATATGAAGGTAAGATGACAGATTGTTTTCCATCATGGGTTTGGGAAGTAGCTACTGATTACCTACAGAATCCATTTGACTATACTAAAATAATAGATTACCTAAAGAATAAACATGGTAAGAAAAGACCTAAGATTATATGGACTACTATAGAAGAAATAACTACTGCACCGGCTATAAGTAAACCTAAGCTTCAGCTATTTCAGTTAGATACTGGTAAAAATAGTAATAATGGAAAAACTTACTATACTAAGCTACAGACTATATTCACTATAGAAAATACTAACTATCATATAGACCAAGAAGTACTAATATACGTTAGTGAATTACTAAGTCAAGTACTAGAAAGAAAGGTTTATCTTTATGAAGATGATAATTTAGTAGTAGAGGTTGAATAAATGAAGTGTCCTAAATGTGGTTATCCTAGAATAAAATATAATACTAAGAAACAAATTACTAAGTCTAGAGAAGGAAAGAAAATATCTAATAAAATAGACTTTAAGGCAAAATGTAAAAGGTGTGGATGGGAAGGAATTATTAATGGCTAAACTGAATTTACAGAAACTTAGGAAAGAATGCTCTAATATTCCTATACTACATCATCATAATATTGAATTCAGTCATGGTAAGAATAAGCATAAGGAGAAATAAAATGACTAAGTTTCTATATGATTTAGTTATAGAAGGATGTATAAGCTTTAATGAATATAAAAGAATAAAGGGGGAAAAGAGTAAATGATAGCTATTATTATCTTTATACTATTATGCTTAATACTATTAGGATTAGCAATATATGCTACTATAGAATGGTGAAATAATGAACTACATAGTATTATATATTTTACTGGGTTGGGCTTTATTTCTTATGGTAGGATTCTTCTATAGCTTACTTATTAAGCCTAAGAAACCTATTAGTACTAAGAAACTTAATAATAAACCTTTAAAGAAGAACTATAATAAAGAATATAATGCTTATGCTATCTGTAGGGCTATGCAAAAGAAGTATAGATGGACAGAAGAAAAGTATAAAAGGTGTGTTAAGAAAGTATTAAGTAGAAGATAATAAGTATGATGTTTAAGACTCCGGATGGCACTTATTCTTATCCAGAAATAGTTGCTTTAAGATGTATAATAACTTATTCACAGTATATAGTCTTTAATGGATATGAAGTACTAGAACATGAAAAGAGGGATACGGTAGTAGAAGAATGGCTTGCTGGAATAATTAAACTAGCTATGAATACTAAAGAAGCTGAGAATATGTTAAGAAAATATAAAGAGAGGGATGACTATGTTAGATAGTTTATTTTGGAATATTATACTTCTATTCTGGTTATTAATAGCCTTCATAGTAATGGCAGGAATAGTTTTAAGTTGGCTAACTAAGAAGGGATATTAAATAGAAAAGTATATAGATAAGACTGATAGGCTTACTAAACTAAAAGAACAAGTAGAACAGTGTACTAAATGTAGAAACTTAGTAGAAAGTAGAAAACTATATCCTTATGGGAAGCCAACATTTGGTTATGGTAATCCTAATAGTAAGATAATACTTATAGGAGAAGCACCCGGACATCTAGGTTGTGGAAGAACCGGTAAACCGTTTATGGGTGATAGAAGTGGTGATATATACCTTAGAGCCTTAAGAGAATCTAGATTAGAATATGACCAAGTTTATACTACTAATGTTGTTAAGTGCTGTCCATTAGCTAATAGAACACCTACTAAGGAAGAAATAGAAAACTGTAGAATTTGGCTAAAGAAGGAAATAGAAATAGTTAATCCCAGAATAATAGTTTGTCTTGGAAGAACTGCGGCTAACTGGTTTGGTATAAGGGATAACCTTAATAAAGCACTAGTTACTAATTATAAATATGGAGAACAGCTTGTTAAGGTTTTATACCATCCCGCGTATCCATTGCGTTGTGGAAGCCAAGCTGTTCTCCAGTGGCTATCAATATTTAGATTAACTATAAAGGAGATTAATAAAATTGTCTAAGTTTCCAATAACCGTTTATGGGGTTAAAAGATGACAGGAAAGCTTATTATAGTTTGTGGTGTAGATGGTTCAGGGAAAACTACATTAATTGAAGGGCTTAGACGTTTAGGAATACCAGACTATATATTTAACTATTCATATCCAAAGATGTGGAGTATAGATACTAATGGAGCATTTGCTATGGGTGAATATATAGCTAGTTTAAGAATATTTCAACAGCTAATAATTAGGGATAAAGTAATAGTTACAGATAGATTCCATTTAGGTGAATATGTGTATGGTATAGTTATGAGACACTATCCTAAATGGTTTGCAGAGAAAATAGTAGAAGACGTAGAAGATTATATGCTTAATGATGATTTAATACTAAAGTTTCCTATATATATTATAATACTACATAGTTCACCTTCTACTATATTAAAAAGGAAAGGAAGCTTAAAGGGTGAATATCCAACAACAGAAGAAGAACTTTATGATATAGATAAATACTATACTATTGTTCCTACTAGGATTAAGTGTCTCCATATAACTACTGATTCTTTAAAGTATAATAATCACCAAGATTTAGTATTAAAAGAAGTAGTGAAGTGGTTAAGTGGTTAATTACTGGTTTACTGCTGATACACATTTTGGACATGCTAACAGTTAAATAGTAGGGGACTCCTTTATTATAATATAGGTGAGAAATTTGGTGAAGCTAGGAAAAGAAAATCCAAATTATAAACATGGAAGATATATTAAAAATAACTGTAAAACTTGTAATAAACCAATTGACCCAAGGAGTACTTTTTGTCATAAATGTAGACCAAATAGAGGTCATCCATTATCTCTTGAAGTTAAGAAAAAAATAGGTCTAGCATCCAAATCTAAGTTTACTAATGAATATAAAGAAAAGCATTATAGAAGTAAATTTAGAAATACAAAACACCGAGCAATTAATGGATATATTTTAGTTAAAAATTATGACCACCCAAATAGAGATTCACATAATAATATTCTTGAACATGTTCTTATTATGAGCCAGTCTCTTAGAAGACCTTTAATTAAAGGAGAAGTTATTCACCATATTAATTTTGATAGAGCAGATAATAATATTCTAAATCTTTATTTATATAAAAATCGTTCTGAACATATTCATAAAGCACAAGGTTCTTTATTTTCTCTTGTAAAAGAATTATTAAGGAGAAATATAATTTCCTTTGAGGATGGTAAATATAAAATTAGGAGGAGAAGTCCTTGAACTATTGGTTTACGGCGGACACCCACTTTCGGACATAGTAATATAATAAAATATACTAAGCGTCCCTTTAAGAATGTAGGAGAAATGGATTACCAATTAATACAAAACTGGAATAGTAGAGTAAAGCTAGAAGATATAGTATTTCACTTAGGAGACTTCTGTTTTAAACAATTAGAAAATAAGACTGTTAAATACTATACTGACCTATTAAATGGACAAATAATATTTATTAGGGGTAATCATGATTCTAATAATGGTATAAAAACTTGTATAGAAAGTATTGAAATTTATCTAGGTGGAAAGCACCTTTTATTAGTTCATAGACCAGAACAATCTGCTAAAGGATATGATTTATGTTTAGTAGGACATGTTCATGATGCTTGGAAATTCCAGACTATATCCTTTAGGAAATGGGGAAAGTGGGATGTTTGTAATGTAGGAGTAGATGTTTGGGATTTTAAACCGGTTAATATTAATGAAATACTAGATGCATACAAGGAGTGGAAGAAGAATGTATCTGTTTAAAGGAGATTGTGTCCCTTCATTATACGCTAAGATTCTAGAAACCGTATTAAATGAAGGTATTAATATAGGTCCACGTGGGTTATTAACAAAAGAATTAAGTCCAGTATGTATAGAAATTACTAATCCTAGACAAAGGCTTTTTGGTCATCCGCATAGAAAAGAAGTTAGTATATTTACGTATATAGAAGGATTATGGATATTATTAAAGGAAGCTTCAGTAGATAGACTAGTTCACTATGTACCAGCTATGGCTAACTTTACACATGAAAATACTAAGTTTCTAGATGGGGCTTATGGACCAGCTATAGGTAATCAATTAGAGGAAGTATATAATAGACTAAAGGCTGACACAGATACTAGGCAAGCTATAGTAATAATAAACCAACCACAACTTCACCATTTACCTACTAAGGATTATCCATGCACACTAAGTTTCCAGTTCCTAATAAGAAATAAGAAGCTAGATATGATAGCTACTATGCGTAGTCAAGATGCATGGTTAGGATTAGTATACGATACAGGTGAATTTCAATGGTTCCAGTCTATCTTAGCTGGATGGCTAGGAGTAGAAGTAGGAAGGTATATTCATATTGATGGTTCTCTTCATTTATATGAGAAGGATTTTGTTAAAGCTAAAGAAGTAATAGACAATGATGGTTCTTTTAATCTATATGATAAAGCTGAAGTTCTAGATGAAAGAGTACCCAAGGAGGACTTTGATATAATGCTGAAGAATCTAGCTTTGTGGGAAGAATGTTGGAGAATAGATAAGCTTATACCAACTGATATTGATATATACTTTAAAAATAAGTTCTACCATAATTTAGCTAGTATAATAATGGCGTATAATCTTAGATTACAAGGAAAAAAGAATGAAGCTTATTGGATAGTTCAAGGTGGTAAAAGTGATTTAGCTATTATTTATGAGCAACGTTGGAGACAGAATAAATGACTCAAAGTGGAAATTATTATTATAAACATGCTGGTGTTTTGTCTTCGTGGCGCATACCTGTATGTGTAATATGTAAAAGATTCTTAAATAAGTTCCAAGATAAATATTGTAATCGATGCGCTAAGGAAGTTTATAGAAAAGAAGCAAATAAAGCTAACAGAAAATATTTAAAGAAACGTTATAGAATTGATAGTGAATATAGAAAATTATGTTTACTTAAGTTAGAAGTTCTAACAAATCCTAATAGATTTAATGTTGGAGATACAGTATAAAATGCTATCTGGGTGGAGAAATAAGTGAAGTTATTTAATAGAGAACATAACCTATATCATAAAGGTGAAGTCCCAGAAAATATAAAGAAATCTAATGATAAGGTTGGTGGAATATTTTATAGAGGAAACTATTATGAAGTTCACTTTGCTAATAGGGTGGAATTTAGAACCTTAAATAATAGGATTATAGGATGGAGTGAAATAGAAGTTGTTAAGTGACAAAGAAGTATTAGAAGCAATTAAGTGGAACAAAATAGTAATAGAACCATTTAATAGAGAACGGCTTGGACCATGTAGTTATGATATTACTACCAGAATAGTAAAAGAAGATGAAGAAAGCTTATACTTAGTAAGTGAAGAAACTATTACTATAGGTAAAGATATAGTAGGTATAGGAATACTAAGAAGCAATGCAAGCAAAAGAGTTAGTCCAGTAATAGCTAGTTATAGTCAGTTAATAGACCCCGGTTATAGTGGTAAACTAATATTTAGAATATTAAAACTGAAGTTTCCTATTGGTGATATAGCTAATCTATTTCAGATAGTATTTTTTAGATTAAGGAATAAAGTAGAGGTTGGATACAACGAACGTAGTAAAAGTACTGCGATGGGTAGACAAGGCTTTTAAAGATAAAGCTTTACGAAAGACGATAGTCTATAGAACATTAGGAATAGCTACTGGGTTCCTTATAAGCTATGGTATATTTAGAACTGTTGAAGTTTGTTTAGAATTGACAATAGCTATAGAACTTGCTCATTCTGTATTATATTATATAATGGAGAAATTCTACTAATGGAAAGGTTTATTAATAAGATTAAGTATAGTATTATAATGCCGGTCCTAAGTCTAAAGGACTGGTACTTTATACGTCCTGAGAAACTGGGCGTCCACTCAACGTACCATGGCTCAGGCGGTGGCAGAAGAGCTTCGACGGGAGCTAGAACGAGCCTGCTACCGTATTTATATTCTATAAGTAATAAATATAAAGGAAGTGAAATCATGAAACCACAAAAAAGGCTTGAATTAACAGAACAAGAATTTGAGGAACTTGTGAATGAATTGTCAGAAAGAATCAAAGACGTGATATACATGAACCTTAAAGGTAGGCTTCGGAATGAAGTAAAGAAGATATTTAAAGCAGAACTTGAAACTAATAGTTCAATAGAACTCACATGGGCACTGCACCTTGTTTTTGGGGATATAGAACAAATAGTTGGAAGATTAAGAAGGAAGGAAGCGAAACCGTGAAAGTAAGACAAAATTGTAATATGTGTAATAGACCTTTCTGGGTGAATGAGAAGGAAACAGACACTAATAAAAGGGAATACTGCCAGAAGTGTAGGAATTTAATGAATATGATTAACCAGAAGCAAGTTAAATTTACTAAAAGAAAAGTATCTATTAATGATGTGTTTAAGAACGCTGAACATACATAAGTAAAGTGAACACGTGTTCGTTAAAATGAACAGTATAAAGAAAGGTTTATTAAGAATAAAAGGTATAGTATAAAGGTAGAAGTTTATGAAAGCCTATGTTTTTTATTCTACATACCATCATTGGGTTCAATCTTTATTAGATGCTAATTATACAATTATAGGATGTTATCAACCAGATGTCACTATTGACCCAGATAAGTATATGGAACAAGATAGGCTTTCTAATTTAGTATTACAAATGAATTTTCCTAAGATACAAGTTATGGGACCAATGTGTATAAAGGAGCATTTTAATGATATAGACCTTATAGTAGGTAGTCCACCGTGTGTAGGTTTTAGTAAAGCTAGTCCGGTTAGTAGGTTAGACCATCCTTGGAATAAGCATACTCTTAATTTTGCTAAGTGGATAGCTAAGATTCTACCTGAGCATTTTCTAATGGAAATGGTACCAGAACTGCTTACTAAGGGTGAGGAATTATGGGTTAGATATATAGAAACTATTAATACTGATTACCTATTTACTTATAAGATTATGGATGCTGCTGATTATGGTGCGGCTCAAAGACGTAAACGGTTACTTGTATGGGGTTGTAGAAGGGACCAAGAATGGATTGACCCGCTAGAAACTTTGCCTAAGATTCCAGCTAAGACTATAGGGGAGGTAATACCAGAAAATGTATCTAGATATTGGGATATGTATAAACCAGATACTAAATATATAATGCCTGTAGAAAGGATAGATGGTAAACTTAGAAAGGGACCATTTAGTTTATTAGCTACTCCAGAAAGGAGGAATAAAAGAACTTTAACTAGGAATGATGTATCGTTCACTTTAGTTAAGTTTTCTACTCATAATATGTTATACCAAAGAGAAGAAAGGAGACGGTTCTTTAGTATAGAAGAACTTAAACTTATAATGGGATTTCCAATAGACTATAAGTTTCCTAATAAGAATGTTCAAGAAGTATCTAGATGTATAGCAAGTGGGATTGATATTAGGTTTGCTACCCATTTACTAAAACATATTAAGGGCGTGTTAGAATGAGTTGTGGAACATATAAAGGGGATACTAGAATAAATTGTGAAGGATGTTATTACTTAAAGTATAAAATTTTAGAATCGTGTTTAGATTGTCTCCAGAAGTATTGGGAAGAAAGGAAAGGAAAGGGAAGGAAGTTAAACTAAATGAGTGAAAAGTTTAGGTGTAAATACTGCAATAGTGATAATGTGGGTATACATGTAAAGCCTAATAGGTATAAATGTTTTAACTGTGGAAGAACCTTTACGATAAATGTAGCTATAGATAATGAAATAACGACTAAGATTTCAGAGGGAGTTACTAGGCTAGAAGTAAACTTAAAGACTGACGAAGATAGAATAAGACTAGTTCCTATAGGAGATATACATATTGGAGCGCCGAAGGGACAATGCGATTGGGCTAAAGTTAAAAGGGAACTTAATTATATACTGAATACTCCTAATACCTATATGTATGGTATGGGAGACTATATGGACTGTGCGCAGAAGATGACGGGCGGGCATGGTGGACCAAACCTATTCCAGAGTAGCTTAAGTCCCATGGAACAGTATAACGTTATAGAAGATGCCTTTAAACCTTTAGCTAAGAAGGGTAAAATAATAGGTCTGCACGCTGGTAATCATGAGGACTGGATTATGCAGCAGAACGGAATACAAATAATAGACTTACTATGCAGAAGCTTAGGTGTACCGTTTTTAGGACCGGGTTGTGATACTATATTAACCGTTAATAAACAGAAGTATAGTATCTATAGTCAACATGGTTCTAGTAATGCTAAGCTTAAATATACTAAGCTTGGGGCATTAATAAACGCTACTAGAGATATATTTAGTGAAATATTCTTATACGGTCATGTTCATCAGCTAGGGGTACAGAAGGGAGGTAAACGATTAGGAAATAACCAAATGAAGACCTATTATATATTAACTGGGCATTTCTTAAACTGGGAAGGTTCATATGCCCAAGCGTTTGGTTTAGATGTATGTCCATCAGGCTGTGCACAAATAAAACTATTTAGTGATAGAAAGGATATTCATGTGTCCATCTAAGAAACTTAATGAAATAAAAGGTTGGTTAGAAGTAGATGAGAAACTTAAACAGGATATACCGAATATATGTCCCAAGTGCGGGGGAAAACTTAATCATGTGGACGCACTACAAACTTGTAATATGTACTTTATATACTGTATGAATTTAGAATGTCGTTATGCGGAAATATATAGAGAATATGAGGTATATAAATGATTAATAAAATAACTATAAGAATAAGCTTTCCAGCTACAATAGGATTAATACTTTATATTAGCTATCTATTAAAGGTTTGTTCTTATGAATTTATGGTAATAACATTATTACTATTAATATTATGGGAAGCAACCGTGAAGGAATAAATATGAATAGAATAGATGAAATAAAAATAGTATGTAAGAAATGCCACTATTATAAGAATATCTGCCACTATGACTATGGAGATTCTATGACTAAGATTCCGTGTGAAGCATTAAGAATATTAATGAAGATAGAATTGATGCTACAAGGTGTAGATGTATGAGTAAAAGAAAAGATTTTGAGCAATGGAAGATTGAAGTGGTCTATAAACAACAAGATGGTATATGTGTTAAGTGCGGTAATCCACTAATAGCTGGATTCCATAGACACCATAAGGACGGAGATAATACTAATAATTCTATAGAAAACCTAGAACTACTTTGTATGACTTGCCACGGTTCAGAACAGTGGAAAACTTTGCAGCAACAGAAAGAGAAGCATATAGGAGAACTTAATACTCTTATACAGAAGGGAATAGAAGGTGGAGTAGCTGGAGCAGTACTAGATAAACTATTAGATGCTATTAAACTAGCTCTTAGTCTAGAAAGGCAAGTTAATGGTTTAGAAGTAGAAGAAGCTCCAGCGTCAGTAAAGACAGAGTATTCACAGGTTATAGTAGAATGGAATCTTAAGGAATGGGAACGTGGAATAAAAGAAGGATTGCTTAAAGGTCTGGATATTAGTCTATCTAAAATTAATGAGGATATGGATAGTAAGGTAACTAAAAAGAAGGTTAAATAATGGGGAGACCTAAAGGTTCTAAAAATAAGGACACTGAAAACTTAGAGAATAAACCTGTAGAGGTTAAGTTAGATATGGAACATTTAAAAGAAGAGAAGCCAACTGATGAGAAGACTATAGTCAATCATGAAGAAGATGTTGTTGATAGTAATGCAGAAGTGCATAGGCTAGAAGACTTACAAGGTATTGGTCCTAAGACAGCAGAGAAACTTAGAGAATTGGGATATACTTTAGTTGGTATAGCTACTGGTAGAGCAGATGAAATAGCAGCAGAAATGAAGATTAGCTTTGTACAGGCTAAGACATGGGTAATGGCTGCACAGGAAGCTTTACTAAAGACTATGAAGATGAAGACAGCTAATGAAAGCGATAAGGATAAGAAGATTAAGCAACAGTTTATTAAAACTGGAAGCAATAGCTTTAACACTCTAATAGGTGGTGGCTTTCCAACTATGGCTACTACTGGATTAAGCGGTAGGTTCAGTACCGGTAAAACACAAGCATGCTTTGATGCTACAGTAGATTGCATAGGAAGGTTAAAGAGAAAAGTTGTATACATAGAGACTGAACCTAATACCTTTAGTCTAGATAGGCTTAAGCAGATAGCTAAAGCTAGAAAGCTAGACTGTAACTGGGATATGCTATATATATGTGAAGCGGACCAGATACCAACGGCTAAAGCACAGTTCTTACAGTATAAGCTAGTGCAGAAAACACTAGAAGCTGGTGAAGATATAGGCTTAGTAATAGTGGATAGTTTTACTGCTAAGTTTAGACCCGGCTATAGTAGAAGGGAAATGCTACCGGTGAGGACTAGAGAGTTTACTGAACACTTCTTACTGATAGACTATCTGGCTAGTAAGTATAATGTGGCTTGGATATTAACCTGCCAAGTAATAGGAGCACCAGACCCCGGTCAAAGCTTAGGTATTAAAATGAAGACTGGTGATAGTTTCTATCCCGTTGGTGGAGAATACCTACTACATTCAGTAAATACTTGGGTAAGCCTGTTGCAAATAAAGACTGATTTATACGAAGCTATACTCTATGATAGTAGCTATCTACCAAGAAGTAAATGTGAATTTATACTAACTTCAAATGGTCTAATGGACGGGGTAAAATAGTAAAAGGAGAAAATTAAATGCCTAAAGTTTTTTGGTTTGATAACAAGGATATGGATAAGATGTATGGTAAATTTAGAATACTTAAAGGTAGTTATGTACAAGGTGCTTGCACGAAATGGAACGGTATGATTGTTATACATCTTAATACTGCAATAAGGATATTAAGACATAGAACTTTAGGGACTATAGAAATATTAGGACATGAATATATACATTACTTAGCTGAAATAACTAGAGCTACAATAGTAGATAGGATATTAGACTATATAAGTTATGGGTGGAAAAAAAGAAAAGAATAGTATAAAGGTGATTATAATTCCTCTTTATATTGATTCAAGAGAACCAGATGATATAGTACGGTTACTTAAAAGAGAAAACTTAGCTATAGAAGTAAAAACTATACCTAGCGGGGACTACGTTTTTGGCGAAGTGGCTGTGGAGAGGAAAGCAATATTAGACCTTATTAGTTCAGTAACTACTGGTGATAGGCATTTCTGGAACCAGTTAGAAACTATGAGAAACACCTATACTATACCAATACTACTCATAGAAGGACCAATAAACCATAGGGACCGTATAGTTATGGGAATATTAACGACTGTAATTCTATTCTGTAAATACCAGACTATATTTAGCAAGGATAAAGAAGATACTGCCAAATGGATAGCAGACTTATTTACTAAGTATGGAGTAGGTAAGACTGGTAGGATTCCGCCACCAGCGGTTATTAGAGCAGCTACACCTAAACAAATAAAATGGGCTATGCTCCAGTGTATAAAGGGTATTGGTCCTAAAACTGCTAATAAGATACTAGAGGAAATACCAGATATATTTTCAGCATCTTATGACTATCATACTATTAAAGCTAAATTAAGAAAAGTAAAAGGTTTAAGCCATATAGCAAGAGAACTATTAGTTGGAGTAAAAGCTAATGATATTTAATATGGGGAATATCAAAATAGATATACATATATATAGAAATAGTAAATTAATACTGTATGGTGAAGGTGAATAGAAAATGGTAACTGTGAATGAAGAACTTAGAGAACGATACATGGAACTGGCTGGAATATTAAAAGAGACAAAATTTGGGACTTCCAAAAGTTTGAAAAAAATACTGCATAAGTTTGCTCTTCAGGAAGGTGTGAAGATGATTAATGTTAAAGAATACTTAGACGTTCTTAAAGGTGCTGGGTTAGTAGTTTTTGATAAAGGTAAGAAGAACTGGAAATATGTTCCCGAAGAAGAATGGGATTTGTTTAGTATTAATATTTAAGGTGGTGATAAAGTGGTTAAGAAAAATAAGATAGATAAACCGGTATTCTCTGATGCTAGGTTAGAAATACTATCTAAGAAGAATAATGTATCTATAGAGAAACTATCAAAACAATGCCAAGAAGAACTAGAGAAGTTAAAGGTTCAAGGAGTTACTGTTAACTTAGAACGCCTAGCTGTTAATGCAGTAATGAATATTTACCGTAGACAAAAGGCTTTCCAGAATATTAATAGGAAGAAAAGAGAAACTACTATAGTTTATGGCTTCATTAGCGGCGATAGAGGTATATGGGATAAAGCTGACCAAGTGCGTAGGGAAGTAAAGAAGTTCATAGATAAGAATGGTCTGCAAGCCGCATTAGAAGCTCAAAAGATTGATGGTGACAATAATATACTAGACCAACGAGCAAAGATATACGGTAGGGATAATCCTAACTATCTAAAACCTCTAAACCCTAATCTACATGTGCTGGACCGAATACTGTTTGGGTTCTTTAGGAAGAACGGGGATAAAAACTATAAGTATGGTTCTATACAGACTAGTGATAATAGACTGGCTAGGGGATGGAATAAAGTAAAGTTCTATGTACCCTGTCAAGTGCCAGCAATAATCAAGGAAGAGATGGACGACTTTATTACTTTATCAGCAAGCACCGCAGAAGATACTTTAAGCGTATTCAAAGCTATCAAGGAAGACATAGACATTAAGGCTGTAATAGACGAAACGTTAAAGGACCAGTGGACAGAAATTAGTAAAGTAGAAGAATTCCATGAGAAGTTTAAGGATGCTTGGGACCGTAGAATATTTGTTAAGGGAATAGTAGCTTGGATAAACACTGATAGACCTACATCTTATGGAGCAGTAAAAATGGGACTAATGAATCCAGATAATGAAGATGAACAGGTAATAGTAGAAATACCAGAGCAGATAGGAATAGACTTTGGAGAACTTAGTGAGGTTTATGTCTTTGGTAAAACTAGAAGAAGTATGTACTATGATGAAGAACATAAGCTAGTAGAAGGTGATGTTAATATACAAGCTACTGGAATCTTTGTAGTAATACCAACACCGAGAGAAGGACAAGGATACGAAGGAATAAAAGAGGATGAACCGGTTACCGGTTGGGTAGACTAATAAGTCTATCCTTTTTATCCTATATCATATTATATAAATAGTATTTAAGGGGTTCGGTTTAATGAACACTAGTTCAAAATAATGAACATATGGTCAAAATAATAGGTAGATAAAAATGGTTAAGCTTGGTATAGTGTCTGCGGAAACTTTAATGTACAAGAACAAAGATGGATTTGAAATTCCTACAGTAGTCCTTATAGGGCGTACTGAAAAGGGAGAGAAGAAGGTATGGAGAACCGTATTCTATCCCTATCTATATTTAACTGAAGAAGATTATATAGATATTAAGGAACAAGATAAAGATACTTTTACTAGGTATATTAAGGAAGTTAAAGGTGTAAAGGCTAGAACGTTAACTAAGAAGGTTATAACCAAGCTTATTCTTAAGGATAGTAGATATGTTACTGATTTTGTACGGTTCTTAAATAAGTATAATAAGGTTGTTTTAGATAAGCCTATATTCACGTATGAAGCTGATTTGTCTATTCCAACCATGCTACCTATAAGGTTCTTAATAGATAATAAGATTAAGTCTGGAGTAGATATTACTAGTAAAGGTAAGCTTATACCGGTAGATATGGATATTAAACTTAGAAAGTGGTATATAGACTTTGAGGCATTATCTTCTAAGCAAGCCGGTCATGGTCCTAGAAAGGATGAACCTATACCTATAGTAAGCTACTACGATAATTACTTAGATACTCTATATACTCTCTATGTTATTAATCCTAAGTGGAAGGAAATGCCTAAGTTTCCTAAGGTTATAGATAAACATATTATACTAGGATTTAAGTTTGAAGCTTTAGTTTTAGATGCTTTAACTAGTATGGTAAAAGATTATAATCCAGACATATTTACTGCATGGAACTTAGATAGGTATGATATAGTAAAGTGGACACAAAGAATGATGGTTAATAATCTAGACCCTAAAGCCTTAAGTCCATTTCATAGTTTTAGTTGGAAGAGGCTTCCTTATAGGATTAAAGGTAGAATACTATTTGACTTAATGAAAGCCTTTAAGAGGTTTACAGATGCAGAACTAAGGTCTTATAGTTTAGGACCGGTAGCTGAAGAAGAAAACTTAGGTATAGAAAAAGTACCACTTAAGAAACCTACGCAGTGGATATGGGACAACGAACCAGAAACATTGTTTAAGAGGAACGTTAACGATGTTCTTATTATTAAGGCATTAGATGAAAAGTATGACTTAGTAGAAATGTTTAATGACTTAAGGAAAGAATTTGGAGTATTGTTCCAAGAAGTATTGCTTAATTATAGGGTATTGGACACAGCATTAATGAGGTTCATAAATGACAAGGTAGTATTAAGAACTAGTTTTAAAGCTGCAAAGAATAAAGAATCGTATTTAGGTGCTGTAGTAATAGAACCAAAACCGGGACAGTACCATAATATAGTACAGTTTGACTTTAACAGAGAATATCCTAGTATAATAAAAGCCTTTAATATTGGACCAGAAACTTATAGAGAATCAGATTATACTGGACCATGCTATACTATAAAGTATAAGGATAAGATTTACAAGTTTGCTAAGAAACCTAGAAGTTTACTAGCGCAGTTAATAGACTTCTTCTTTAGTAAAAGGAATGAATATGAGAAGGAATACCAGAAGGCTATAGAAAATAAGGATGAAGTTAAGATTAAGTCTTGGTATAGGAAAGTATTTAACATTAAGAAAATGACTAATGCTATCTATGGTGTAATGGACTTTCCTAGCTTCAGATTGTATAAACAAGAATGTTCAGCGGCGACAGCGGCATTAGGAAGAATAGGTATAGAACAGATTAAAAGTGCATTAGATAGTATAGGATATGAAATTATATACGGTGATACCGATTCAACTTTTATACAATTGAAGAGTAAGTTAGGTCCAGAAGGTTGTCTATCAGAAGCTAAGGAAATAGTAGAAGTTTTAAATACAGAATTAAGTAAGTTCTTTAGTAAAGAATATAGTATTTCTAAAGCACCAGCGGAACTAGGCATTAAGAAGATATATAGTGATTACCTATTGTTTGCTAAGAAGAACTATGCTGGTAAATCTATATGGGATGAAAAGAAAGGCTTTAAAGAGGATTTAGATATGAAGGGTCTTGAAGCAATACGGTCTGATAGTAGTGATATAGAAAAAAGAGCTGTAGAGAATATAGTTAAGTTGGTATTAGATGGCGAGAAGGAAGATGCTGAAGCTATAAGTAAGGAATACCTAAAATTTATAAAATTGAAGAAGCTTACTCCTATAGATGTATCTTATCCACTACAGTTAAAAGCAGACTTTAAGGAATACTTAAGACCTAATAAAAATGATAAAGTTTCTATACCATCGCATGTAAGAGCAGCAATCTATAGTAATATGTTCTTAGATACAGACTATACTAAGGAAGACAAACCTAGAAGATTACCTATAATAGTTAAAGAGAAAATATATAAGCAGCAGCAAACATTATTTAATGATGATATATATCCTACGGAGTGGGAATGGGAAGGACAGAAGTTCCATCTTAATGGTATAAGCATTACTGAAGATACGGATATACCAGAATGGTTTATAGAGAAGATAGACTGGCAGCATATTTACGATAGACTAGAAGGAAAACTTAGTAAAATATTAAGCTTGGTGAAGAAGAACGAATAGAAAATATAGTAATAATAAACTTATAGCTTGGGTTCAGAATAAATGTATTTCTTGTGGTAGATTTCTTAGTAAATACCAAACTAAATATTGTTCTGTATGTGGTAGTAATAATAGATATATGAAAAGGTATCGTAGAAGTTCTAAGCAAAGGGAATATCATAAATTATATATGAGAAAATGGGTGATAAAAAATAAATAAAAGACCTGTTTTAGCTTATCTTTCATATCCATATTCAAGTGACCCTAAGGGTAACCAGTTGAAGGGTCGTAAACTAGCAATAGAAATTATGAAGAAGTATCCTAATATATTTATTATATTACCACATACGGCAGTAGATACTACTCTATTTGGAGACTTTGAAGAGAGGACCGGTGAACATACTACAGAAGACCATGAATTAGCACAAAGGCTTGAATATATAATATTAAGTAAAATAGACCTCTTTATTATTGGAGTAGAATATAAGGATATGAGTAGTGGTATGACATGGGAACATTCATATTGTAAGTGGCTTAATGAAACTAGAAAGAAGCAGATAGAAATTAAGTTTATTAGGGAGTTACTACCATGAAGACTAGTGAAATGGCTATAGAAATGAAGAAGACCTTAGAAAACTTAGTAAATCTATTCTTAGATAGGAATAGTCAATATGCTGGAGAAGAAGAATGGGCTGCTAACTTTATTAGGAATGCTAAGATTATAGAAGCTATGAGAGTAGATAAGATTATGACTAAGCCTTATGGTAAGTCTATAGCTATGGTAGTAGATAAAGTGGATAGGTTAGTTAATGGAATCTTAGTAAAAGAACAAGGAATAAAAATTACTCACTTAGAAGATAGTATAGACGATGCTATAGTTTATTTATTTATTACTAAGATGTTACTTAAAGAGGTTGATATAATTGAATAGGAAAAAAGTTATAGAACTGCTTAAGGATATTCAGAGATACTATTGTAGAATGTGTGAAATAATGATTGGTGGAAAGGATATAGATGTATGCTTTAAATGCCCTTACCATAAAAAGTTTAATGATATATTAAAGGAATTGAATGATATATGATAGATGAAGTTTGGGTTGCAATATTTGTAGTATGGTTAATAGTAGACGTTATATCTACTATTATAGATATATACCTTAGGGTAAAGAAGGGAAAGTAGAATGTTTCCAAAAGTAACAACAGATTATAAGGAATATTATAGGTTATGTAATGGAAAATGTTTAGGTATAAGAGAATATCCTACTCCTACAGCTAAAGGATACTATAGTAACAGTATTATCTGGGTTAGACAGTTAAAGCCTATAACTTTATTCCATGAGTTTATACACCATGTCCTTCATAGTATAGGAAATAGGGATGGTGGAACTAGACTATTCTTTGACTTAATAGATGATATACAAGATACATTCTATCATAGTATTAGGTATAAGGGTTGGAGAAGTAAACGAGTTAAGTGGATAGTTAAGGATATTATTAAGACTTCTTGGAACGATTGGCTTGATTGGATGTTGTGTCGAAGTTGAAAGATAAGTATCTTATTGAACGTTATATTCTGCTTAAGGTTATAAGAAATAATCCTAAGTCTACACGTTATTGGCTGAGAAGTAGATTAAGTAAGCTAGGATGGAATATGTATGACCAGTTGTTTAGAAACATATTAGAAAGGCTATCTAAAGACGGTTTAGTTAAATTAGACTTAGAGAAAGATTATTCCTATTCTATAAGTATAACAGAAGCTGGTATAAAGGAAATTAGTAATTTAGAAATGAAGATTAAAACAATACTATTCATAAGTGGGTAATTAGTAAGCCTTAAATAAGTAAGTTTACTCTTATATTAAGTAGGTAATTATTATGTATGAAGTAAAAGATATAGAGAAAATGCATAAAGAGATGCTTTGGACTACTGTAAGAATAAAGGCAGAAAAGGCTTGGGGCAGCGGGACTGCAATATATTCTGGACAAGACAAAAATGGTGATTGGCATGTTTATATAATAACCTGCTACCATGTTATAGCAGATAATATTAAGGTAGAGACTAAGTTTGATGCTAGAGTAGGCTATGATATTAAGAAGGAAACAAGGATACCAGCAGAAATTGAATTTTTCTATTATGATAAGTTTAGTATATGTCAAGGAGTAAGCGGTAGTACAAAAGCTGATATTGTAGCCTATGATGCAGATGCTGATATTGCTGTATTAAAGCTTAGAAAGAATGCCCCGGTAGAATGGATAGCTAGTATGTTCCCTAAAGGTAAAGAGTCTGAAGTACATGTATTTGATAACGTATGGGCTTGCGGCGCAGCTCTAGGACATGAACCAATAGCTACATACGGTATAATAAACTTTATGAATGAACTAATGATGGAAGAAGGTGGAGTAGAATACTGGATGTCCAGTGCGCAGATTATCTTTGGTAATAGTGGTGGAGCTATATTTAGGTATTCTAAAGAAAGAGATAGATATGAATACTTAGGTATTCCAGCTAGGATAAGCGTTAGCATAGCTGGGTTTATGCCTGACCCTATTACGCACATGGGATTCTTTGTACCTATAACTAGAGTGTATAAACTATTAGATGATAACTTCTATCAGTTTATATATGATAAGGAATATACTATAGAACAATGTGAGAAACTTAGAGAAGAATATAAGAAGGAACAAGAAAAACTATTAATGGCACGGTTCGGTGGTACTCCTAAAAGGGAACAGAAAACACGCTAAGTTTCCTATTTTTATAATAAACAGTTAGAGGTATATAATATGGGGCTCTCCGATAACAAATGCGATTCGTGTAGTGAAGAAGTAGGTTACTTATTTCCTATAGCTATAATTGATGAACTACCTAGTGGCGGTATGAAGATGGTTATTAAATACTACTGTTGGGATTGTTATGATATTATAACAGATACAGCTAAAAGTGAATTAGATGAGAAAGATGATGAAGAAGATGAAGATGAAGATAAAGACCAAGAAGATGAGTAACCATTCTTAGTTTATTAGTTTAAATATAAAGAACTATAAACACTATTTATATATCTCTTTTAACATATTACTTATTAGATTAGTATGAAATCTACATCTGAACTGGGTGGAGTAAATTTAAAGTATAGGGAGATTAAATTATGCAATTTAATAAGAAGCTCCTAGAAGCTAAACCAGAGAGTGAAGAAGTAAAGGAATTTATAAAGCGTACTAGTACAGAGTATCATCCATTTGTTGACAAGTGGATAAAGAACTATGACAAAGCACTAAAGGAAGGCGAAATTGAAATAGGTGCTTTACGTGGTCAGACTGTGGCTGATGCTGTTGCCGCTGGCGGTGGAATGCAGGTTTATGCTACACTAGAAATCTTTAACGCTGTCATTAGAGGTTTTACTAGATATATGGATGACAGTTTCGTACGTAAGTATGTAACTGATTCCGTTATCTTTAAGATACCTAAGACAGAATATAGAGAACTAGTTGGTAGTATAAGTGCTGGAGAACTACCACATACAGAGAAAATGATTGACTATGCTACTGTTGATTTGTCTACTCCAGAATCAGAACGTGGTGGCAAGGTAACTTGGACACGTTCATTGCTAGAGGATGTAACCTTTGACGTTCAGGCAGAAATGGCTGAAGGTCTAGGTCATGCTATAGCATATAAGATTACGAATGATATACTTACTGCTTTACTAGCAGTTCCAGTTTTGGCTATGCCTAAGAATGCTAAGGTAACTATTAGTTCTCCAATTACATGGGACCAGTTCCTAGATGTGATTGGGGCAGTAGATACCGGTGTAACAGACTATACTATTACTATGACTGCTGGTGCTGACAATGCGGTTCCAAGCGACATTGGCAAGATGGTTAAGGACGACGGTGTTGAAATTGGTCCACTAGTATCATTTACTCGTGGGTCAAATCCAGCGGTATGGGTGGTTGCAACTAGAGCAACAGTAGCTAATGCTAGTGCTATGACTATTACTGGTGGAACAGGTTCAGGTACTTCCGCCTCAAGTGTAAAGAACGCCGGTGTGAGGACTTATGGTCCGGCTGACTTCTGTTTGGTAAGTCCAGATGTTTACTGGCAACTGTTGAACATCATACAGATGACTAACGTCCTATATGAAGGTTCTACAGACCCAGTAAATAAAGGAGTTATTAAACTAGCTTTAGGCACAAGTATTGTTAAGCAGTCATTGCTTCCAGCAGGAACTGTAATTGCTCTTAACAGTGAAAAGGCTATAGCTCTGGTTACTAGACGAGCATTAAAGATAGAACCAGTATTATTCCCAGTAAATAGAGGTTATATAGTATGATATGTCCAGTATGTAAGAAGAATTTTATTCCAGACAAATATCATCCTTATGCTACAAGATGTTCTGCTAAATGCAGTAATATCTTTAATAGGTTAATTCATAATTATCAATTAGAACGTAGGCATAAGGTTAAGAAAGAGATATTTGAGTTACTCGGTAATAAATGTGTTAAATGCGGATATACCGGTGTAGCTCTTCAAGTGGACCACATTAATGGTGGTGGAAAGAAGGAAATTACTGAATACCGAATTAAACAAAGTTCTCTTGTGTATTGGATTCATATCTTGGCAAAGATTAAGGCTGGTAGTAAGGACTACCAACTTCTTTGTGCAAACCATAATTGGGAGAAATATTATGGCAATATATAATAACTTCTATCTGGAATGGAATGAATATGGTTTTATTGGAACTGTTCGTTATGGTGTAACAGCCATATATCCGGGAGCTATTCAACTAGGACAAATAGCATAGGTTGGCTAATAGTGGAATCAACCACTCAACCTTCTCCTTTTTTATACTATTTTTCCGTCAGCAAACTCGCTCATTTTGATTTTTGTAATAAGCGTTGTAAGTTAGAAGTATTTAACCAAGTTGCTGAACCTAAGGTTGGTATGGGTTCTGTAGCTAAAGGTAATAAAATGCATTGGTTATATAGTTATTCATATAAGGACTTTGATAGGATAAGAGTAAGGTATGAACTTAGAAACTTAGCTACTTTATATAGAGGAAGATTAGGATTTGAGAAGAAGATAGAAGTAGGAAATAAAATAGTAATTATAGTTAGGGGAATGTATGATGACCTACGAATTTTAAGGGACACTAAGACTAACAGTAAATATACTAGTTTAGTAGAAGTAAAGACCACTAGTAAAAAGTATATGTGGACCAGAGAAGTTAAGGCAGCAGTAAGACAGCTTCAATTGTATATGTGGTTACTAAAAGAAATATTAGAAAAACTTAATTATCCTTTATGGAAACGGTCTTATGTAGAAGTCTATAGTCAGAAGGGTGGTTCACTATTAAGGGTTATACCAGTAAAGTATAACTATGACATAGAAGATTGGATACGATATGTAGTAAAGGTATTCCAAGGATTAGAACCAGCATCTATACCACCATATAAGTTCTGTAAGTTGTGTCCGGTAAACGTTAAAACAAACTGTGATTGGTATAGGATAAGAAAGGGATATTATGATAAGTAAAAAGAGAAAGTATAGGGATATAAAGTTTACTAGATTAGTAGTTAATATAGATATTATTGGTTGTTCCGCCCATTTAAGAAATAATAATAAGACTATAGGTTCTTGTAAATGGGAGATTCAGAATAAAGGGGATATGTATATATCAGATTTTGGTATAGAAGATAAGTATCAAGGTAAAGGTTATGGTAATTTCTTAGCTAGAATAGTAATAGACTTAGCTAAGTTATATCATCTTAAGACTATCTATTTAATAGATGGGGCTATTCCAGAAGGGTTCTGGCAACAACTAGGATTTAAGACTAAGTTTCTATATAAGAATAAGGTTAAAGTTGATACCGGTAATGTGGAACTGAAGTTATAATGAACAAAAAAGAAAGAAAGAAAGAGTATGAACGGTTATACTATTTAAAGAATAAAAAAGAAATTGATATTTATAGAAAAGATTGGTTAAAGAATATTAAGAAACAGAGGAGAAACGAAATTATTAGATTACTTGGTAATAAGTGTATTATATGTGGGTATAAAGGACTAGCACTTCAGATAGACCATATAAATGGTGGTGGTCGTAGAGAATTTCTTAAATGTAGTAAACGACCAGCGAGATATTATAAGAAAATTCTGGAAAGTATAAAAAGAAATGAAGGTAAGTATCAACTTTTATGTGCTAATTGTAATTGGGAGAAGAGGTATAAGAATAATGAATATAATTGAATTTTTTAAATATCTAACAAAGTTAGAACCAACACCAGACCAATGTAAATTTCTTCTTGATTGTGTAGATATAGATATTCATAAATTGCTTATATCAGCAGGCCGTCAATCGGGAAAAACACTATGTTCTGCAATAGCTGTCTTGTGGTATGTGTTTGAATATGATAAGCCTATTAAGATAATATTAATATCAGCCCAGCAGAATATTCTATACCTTCACATGCTAGATATATTTAGGAAGTGTGGTGATGCTAGGTTTAAGAATATTAAACAGGGTGGACAGATATTAGAAGAAACACCTTGGAATATAGTACCATTAAAGGGATTTACTACACAAAGAGGAACTATAGTATATGTTAGAGGGTCTACGGATAAACAGATTAGGGGAATACCAGCAGATATAGTAGTATTAGATGAATGCTGTGAAATAAAGAATGATATAATCCTTACTTCTATGGGTAATATTACCGGTCCAATATCTAAGTTTATTGTTCTATCAACACCGCATGTAGATACTAGTCTATTTGTTAAGTGGGCGACAACGCCAGAGGATAAGTTTAAGATTCATTTATGGAACTCTGAAGGTTTACCTTGGCATTCTAAAGTAATAGATGATACTAAGAAGAAGGAATATAGTAGAGAGAAGTATGCAGTAGAAATGCTGGGTAGACCACCTACAAAAGCTGAAAGGGCATTCTTTCCTAGTAAGCATATTGAGAAGTGCGTATTACCAGTAGAACCTATAAGGGAAGGTGGTCCTCATAGTAGATTAGAAATAGGTATAGATTGGGGATTTGAAGCTCCAACATTCCTTATAGTTACAGAGAGGATAGGAACTACACAGAGAAAGATACTGTTTACTAAGAAGTGGACTGGTAAACCTATAGAGACTATAGGACCAGAAATACTTAATATTATAGCAGACTTTAAGCCTTACCTAGTTAAAGCTGATAGTAAACCACCAGAATATAAACAATGGTTTGAGAACCATGCTAGACATGTAGTTATATTTATTGACTGCGCGTTAGGGCATAAGGAGCAAATGCTTGGTCAATTACAGAGAATGATAAGGGAACATAGACTAATAATACCGCAGACATTACCAAATGTTGTAGATATAATAATGGCATTAAGGAAGTACAGAAGGAAGATGATTAAAGGTGATGACCCGGTAGATGCTCTTTCTCTTAGTATTTATGAGCCAAGCAGTCCTCTAGAAGGGGGTTCATATGGGCGGGTTTATTTCCCAGAGAATAAAGAATAACTAACCTTTATATAATAAAAATGACTACCTATATAGTAGGAATAGAATATGACTAAAGTAAATTGTGCTCTCTGTAGAGATACTCACTTAGTATCTAAACCATCAGAGAATCTAAAATATAGTGATGATACAGAAGTTACTGAAACTGCAACTAGTTATACTAAGAAGAAAGAAAAGGCTATACCAGAATATGCTGTTGTTGCAATTGGATTTACTGGTAGTGGTAAGTTCCGTATAAAGTTTGATTTAAAGAGTAGTGCTGCTTTTAGTGCTTATGGGCGGATTTATAAGAATGGGGTTGCTGTAGGAACTGAAAGAATAAATGCTACTACTGGTTACATAACCTATACTGAAGATATAGAATTTAAAGCCGGAGACTTAGTACAAATTTATGCAAAGGCTACTAGCACTTATACTGCTTATGTCCGTAACTTTAGAATATACTGTGATGGTGTATGCTTAAGCTGTGGGTATGATGATAGTATGCTACAAAAGCATATATGGTAGGTGAATTAAAATGCCACGTTTAGTATTATTAAATGAAGATTTAGCAAATACGTATAAACCAGTAAAGAAATTACCAATTGAAGAAACAGTTAATAAGATAACAATAACAATACAGAATAAACATGCTACTAATTCATTAAAGTATCAAATATTAGCTTATCCAGATAAAGAAGATGATTCGACAACGGTAACACTTTTTCCTGAAACTACATTACCCGCTAATAGTATAATAGTTCAAACTTTAACAGATGCTTGGGATGCTATCTTAATTCAAGCAAAAAATGCTACTGCTGATGTAATTTCAACAGCAAAAATAGTAGTAAATTGGGTTTAGGGGACAAAAACATGAGTTTAAACAAAAGCGGCGTCGGCTCACTAGACAAGCAGAAACTAACCGTGTTTGTTCCATACAATTCCAAAATAGCCGACATTACAGAGGCGGATACGAATAAGCATTATTTGACTTTGGCGAATAGTGCGGGGACGGGTGCGATTGCGGGTGAAACAAGAAAAATCATAGCTGTTCTACTTGATGATGTGAGAAATAGTGGCACAGGGTTTCTAAAAGTGTATCCAAATGAGGGGGTTGCGAATATAGCTCTAAGAAATTATTTGGATTGTATTGATGATGTAGTGATTGCTGATGGAACTCAGAGACTTCAATACGCCCAAAGCGTTGCCAACGATGATTTCGACTTGTACTGTCTCGGCTACGTTGTTGAAGCGTGAGAACATGGAGGCTTAAAAGAAATGAAGTTTTACAAGCACGGAAAAGACCGAGAAAGTTTGCCTTGCGTTGAACTTGATGATGGAACTTTGATTACTGAACCAGAAATACTGTTAGCTTTGATTAAGGCTCTCATCAAAAAAGGCGTGATAACTCAAGCAGACATCAAAACAATGTTAGGTGTTTAAAAATGGATAATAAAAAAGTATTATACTGTTCGTATGAATGGGCAAAGATACCTACAGATTTAAATAGGAAAAACTTAGTATTAGTTACTGTTAAGACGCCTAAGACTACTATACATCCAGAAGACCCTGAATATAATATTAGAATATTTAAACCAGAAGAACTTAGGGAAGCTGCAAGAAGCCTAGCTCAAAGACCAGTGGGGCTTAACCATGGTCCTATAATAGTAGGCGCTTTCACTGTAGATGCTAATTGGAATGAGAAAGAACAAGCAGTAGAAGCATTGTTATATGTACCAGACCCTTACATTGATAGAATAAGGTCTGGAGAAATCAATAAAGTTTCTGTAGAATTTACTTGGCGTGATGAGAAGAAGACTGATAAGGGAATAGAATTTGAAGGCTTTGTATTTAATAGAGTAGACCTCTTAAGCGGTATGAATCCGGGTGATAGTAATACACAAGTTAAATTAGTAGAAGGTAAAAGAGGATTAATGGAAGGAATGATACAGCAAGACAATATTCAAGCTAGTATAGATAAGCCTAATGAAAGTTTCTTTAAAGAATTAGAAGAAGCGGCGGATGCTTTTCTTAAGACTTTGGGTGAACCATTTGCTGGGTATAAGGATTTTGCTGACTGTGTAGCTAAGAATAAAGATAAGAGTAACCCAGATGCGTATTGCGGTTACATTAAGCATAAGGTAGAAGACCCTAAAAAAGAAAGTAAACCAGCAATATGTGATACGTTAATAGAGGCTAAATACGAACCACCTGAAGCTGGCACTTTACCAGCACATGGTAAGGAAATATTAGCTTCAGCTTATGCATCATGTAGAGCAGATAAAGAACATTCTCCTTATGGTGATAAAGAACGTTGTTCTAAAATTGCTTGGGCTGCGGTTAAGAATGCAGGTTATGTTAAAGAAGATGATAAGTGGATTAAAAAGGAAGCTGAACCACAAATACCAGAACAACCAGTTAGTTCAATGGCTAGTGAACCAGCGCCTATGACACCTAGTCCATTACCGCAGCAAGTAGAACCAGTACAAGTTACTTCTGTAGGTGCTGTATCTGATAGTAAAGGACCACTTGGCAGAGAACCAGAGAAAGGTAATCCAGATAAGAACTTGGGTATGGAACCGGTTAAAGAAGAACAGTTAGGAGATAAAGATAAAGTAAAGATTGGTAAACAACCAGAAGTTGGTATAGGAACACCTTTAGTAGAATCTACTGCAGATAAGCCTAAAGAAGAACCTAAAAAGGAAGAACCGGTTAAGAAGGAAGAATCTAAGGTTGTAGATAAATCGGTAACACCACCACTACCACCTAGTATATCAACCTCCGCTAAAGAACCTAATAAGTTAGTTGAACCTAAACCAGCAGAACAGCCTAAACCAGAGGATAGGATTAAGGAATTAGAAGGTGTAGTTACTAAGTTACAAGAGAATGTTAAGAAACTAGAAGCTGATAAGAATAAGGTTATTAAGGAAGCTATAGAAAAGACTAAGAAGGAATTAATAGATAAGATAAAGGAAGCTTTACCGTCAGAGAATATTATAAGTAACTTTAACCGTGGTGGACGTATATTAGCTACAGATATTAAAAAGGTTATTTATGAAGCTGAGGCGACTAAAGAGTGAGTACTATACTAGAAAGACGTAATAGTATAGAAAGGCATAAGTTTTGTGACCATTGTGGTAGATTACTTACCATTGATGAGTCTTTAACTTATATTACTGAAAATAATGTAAAACGTTATCTATGTACTTGGGACCGTAGCTTCATTAATGATGCTGAAGCTGATAAGCAGAGACTTAACTATATAATATGGGCTATTAATCCTGAACTTAGTGAATATATTTATAACTATCCTTGGGTTTAATAGTGGGGATATAAACTATGGATAAAGAAATAAGTATGCAGGAGAAGCTTTTAACTATGATTGTATTCCAGTTAATAGAATTGAATAGACTGTTAAAGAAACTTAATTATATAAGTGGAACTACTGATACTATTAGTCTAGAGGAAATAGCTGAAGAGATGACGTTTTTAGGTAAGTATATAGACTGTGTTACAGAGAAGGGGAAGGCTTGTCCCATTAGAGGATTAGTTAGGAAGATTAAAGATAAAGAGGAAGAAACTTAAATGGTTAATTCACGTTGGCAAGCATTAAAGGAAGCAATACTTGGAGTTCCAAAAGCACCTGAAATAGTAAAACCTACTGATGTAGCTGTTTTAGGTGCGGTAGAACAAAGCTATGGTATCTATCAAGTTCCTAGCTTTAGGGAAATGGTTACTTGCTTCTGGGATGACCCGCTACTTAAAGAAGCTGTTACTATGTTTGCTGAACAGGTTGTGGCTACAGGAGTATTCTATACGTCTAATCCTAAATATAAACTAGTACTTAATGGTAAGACAGCTTTAGATATAATTAAAGAATGGGCTGATGATAATAATATAGATACTAAGCTATTAGAGATAGCTATAGAACTTAAGGCTTTTGGTAACAGTTTATGGAGACTAGACCCAGAACTTGGTTTTATTAAAATACCAATAGAAGCTATATGGCACGCTGTAAGGGTAGACTCAGAGACCCCATTACAAGAGAAGTATAATATACAGTTGGTTCCTATCTATGGTGGTAAGGTTATACCTTGGAGTGAGTTTATACACTTTAGAGTAGGAGTAACTGGTTATCATGCTCCGTTTGGTCAAGGAGTAGTTTATAGCTTATTATCTAAGCCTATAGATAGTAAAGGTAATATTGCTCCTAGCATATACGATATTAGGCTTAGTACAAGGAGCAGTCTTAATGAAGGCTTTAGGAAGTTCAGCTTTGGTAATGAACTATGGGTATTTGAAGGAATGAGCAATGAAGACTTTGAGACTAGTCAAATAGGTGCAAAGATAGCTGGAATGTCCAGTACTGGAAATAGAATAGCTACCAATGCAAAGGGACAGATACACCTAGCAGTTCCAGAACGTACACAGTCTTATGATGAATTTATTAAGCACATGAGGGATGAATTCTTTATGGCTTTAGCTGACCCTAGTCTTAAATTGGGGTTAGAAGAAGGGTTTACTAAGGCTACATCTGTTACTGCTAGTGAAGTTTATAAGTATAAAATAGCTACTATGAGAAGGACTATTAAGCAGCACTTTGAAGACTTATTTAAGCAGATACTAGATAAACTAGGATATGATGGTAGAGAAGCTAGGGTAGAAATGAACTTTGGACCAGAAGAGACACCAGAATATGCTGTAAAAGATATATTTGATGCTGTTAAGACTGGTATTATACTTAAGAATGAAGCTAGGAAACTATTATCTAGATACCACAAGTGGGATATTGAAGGTGATATTAAAGGTGGAGAAGAACCGCTATTGGCTCCAGTATCATTATTGCCTACAAGAACGCATCCATCACCAAGCGGGATTGTGGCAGAACCAGAAACACCAGCAGATATTAAAGCAATACAGAAAGGTACGGAACCACAGCCTAAGATTGCTCAAGAAGGTATAAAGGATAACTTAGAAGAAATCCAAGAAAAGCGTAAAGAAGCGCTTATTGACCTTGAACTTAAAGAGAAAAGGAAGAAACTATTAGATAGGTTGTTAAAAGATGAAGATACTACAAAATAATAACAAAATTAGTTTTATTGACTTTGGTATTGTAGAAGTTGGTGAGTCTAAAGAAGTGGCTATTACTGTAGAGAATGATAGTACCGCTTACTTAGAAAACTTAGTATTTAAATGTGAAGGTGTTAAGGTCTTAGAAGCTCCTGTAAGATTAGACCCTAATACTTCTGGTATAGTGAAGCTATTATGGGTCCCTTCAATTAGTCTAAAGAAACCGTTAAAAGCGGAATTAAAAGTTGAAGGAATAGAAGTATATAAATAAAGGAGGTATAAAAAACTATGAGTTTTGGAGAAAAAGCAAAAGGATGCCTAGTTTGGAAGGTTGAAAAGTTCAAGGCTAAAGACAGCAAGGAAATCTTAGAGAAAAATGTTAAGCCGTACGAAACGGTTGAAGGTGAACATCACTGCCTGTTGAATGAGGGAATCACCAACTTGATAAACCTCATTTGTGGGCTTGGCAGTCCAACAGCGTGGAACAATGCTAACGCTAGGGTAGGCGTGGGCAACGATGGGACGGCTCCAGCGGCTACTCAAACGGGACTTCTGGGAGCTTCAAAATTGTACAAGGGTATGAATGCTGGTTATCCGCAGATTAGTGGTCAGCAAAGCATTTTCCAAGCGGACTTTGTGAGTGGAGAAGCGGAGTGGGCTTGGCTTGAAGAAGCAATAGATAATGGTGCTACTGCGGCAATTGACTTGTGCAGGCAGAACACGAGTTTAGGCACGAAACCTGCTGGGCAAACTTGGCGTTTGACGGGCACTATAACGTGGAGTTAAGAAGACATCATTTCTCTCATTATTTCCTATATTTCTTTCAGTTAGAGTAAACGGAGTAAGAAAAAGAATGGCACATACTTTCGATGCAAAGAACAGAGTAACTGGCACAGGCAATCCTTTGTTGGTTTCGCATACTTGTGGTTCTGGAGCAACGCTTTTAGTTCTTAGCCTAGTCGTTGCGGGGGCTACTGCAAGAACAGGCGGTGCTCCAACTTACAATGGAGTTGCCATGACGCAAGTTGAAACAACAAAGATAGCTACTGAAACAAACTGTGAAATGTGGTATCTGGTAAATCCAAGCATCGGCACATATAATGTTTCAATTCCGAACAGTGGTGGCTTAACCCTTTATGCAATCACTTCCAGTTATAAGGCGGCAAGTGGCTACACTTCGGCACTTGACGTGAGCACGTCAGGCACGGGAGTAAGTGCTGACCCTTCACTTACTGTTACAACTTCAGCAAGCGGGGAAGCACTGGTTGATGTTTTAGGTGACGGATACAATACACCACCAACTGAAAACGGATATGTTTTGCTTTACTCAACTGATGATGGATTATATAGTGATAATGCTCAATATTGGTGTTCTGCCTATGCTGGGAGTATAACTTTCGACTGGACTGTTGCGTCAGACGACTGGTGCATGATTCTTGCAGCTTTCAAGGAAGTAGTCGGTATTACTTCAAAAAGTTTCGGTGATATTGGTGGAGGCTCTGATGCTTTCATAAATCCTTACCGTGCAATGGGCTTCAGCGAGGTTGGCTTAGGCAGCGAAAGTTTCGGCACACCATTCAAAGCAATGCCCTTCAGTGATGCTGGTTATGGAACAGATGCTTTTTATGCTTTAAAGGGCGGTATGGGTGGACATGGTAAAAAACGTAAAGTAAGCGGTCTGCTTTCTATTAATATTCCTATTAGAGGATTCTTTATAAAACCTTTTACGGAGAATTACTTAGTTAGTAGAAGTTTAAAGAAGTTTCTAGTAGTTAAAAATTCTGTACAAGGAATACTAATAAATAGTATAAAGGAATCTTTACAAGTAACAGGTAGTTCTGAATGGAAACTTAGAGAATCTCTGCTTATTACCGGAAGTCCATCATATAAACTAAATAAACCTATAATGCTTATAGGTAAGAGAGGATATAAGTTATTATTAGAGATGCTAGAGGAAGAATAAAATGAGCTATTGTCTTAAGGATGCAGTCAAAGATAGAATGTTAATAGCAACAGCAGACACTAGTTATGATACTGCTTTAGATACAGCAATAACAGAAGCTAGTAGGTTAGTAGATATATTCCTTAAGCCTTATACTACTGTACCATTAACTAGTCCATATCCAGACCAAATATCAGCAATAACAGCAGACTTTAGTGCTAGTATATTTAGACGCAGAATGATGCCTGATGATGTTAAAGTTAGAGGCACTTTACGACCAGACCAGATGGGTGAAATGGATGCTGTTGGTTGGTTTGCTCAAGGAATAAAGAAGATAGAAGAATATATTAAGTCATACTATACTTTACAAGTAACAGTAATAGGAAATATTGTACATAATCCAGATATATATATTACGTTATTTGAGAAAGGGATTATTACCGCTAAAGAAGCAAGAACCTTTCTCAGTACCGACTTTGCTATAGCCAATAAAAGGGTAGACGATATAACAAAGACGGAGACAATAACGACTACACAAACTACGCATATAATTGAAGACGAATACCGTACTAAGAAACAAAAATCATTTGCTTTTATTCAATCAGACGAAGATGGTGGATATGAACAGCAAACATAAAGAAGAAGTATATGAGGATTGTCCAGTAGAAATATACGACTTAGCTACAACTAAGTGGGAGAAGAGTGTAGCATTAGGATTCTTAGATGTACATAAGAAACTTAGTGATTTAGAGAAAGATATACAATGGCTTCAGTGGATGGTTAAAGGAATCTTTACGTGTACTATGATAGCAGTGGTTGCAGACTTAATACTAAAGTTTATCTAGTTTCATAGTCATATATATGATAGGAGTAAATAAGTATGAAAGAAAGGTTTAAGTTGCTTGATGAGATAAGAGTAGTACATAAAGATGGGAACGGCAAAGTGCTTAGCGATAGGATTGTTAATGCTGGTCTCTGGAATAGACTGTTATGTAAACTGGGTTTAAAACATAATAGTATGACTAATATTGGTTTTGCTCAGACTGCTGCATGGATTCTACATGATATTGATGCTGACCACGTTACTTACGCTAACTGTGATTGGCTTGGTATTGGAACTGGAACTGTTGCTGCTAGCCCAACTGATATTGGATTAGGAACTCAAGTAAGTAGGTTAGCTGGTGTTGGTACAAGGGTAACTACAACAGTAACAAATGATACTAGTCAATTGGTTGTAACCTTTAGTAAAGCAAATGATGCTGGTTTAGTTGGTACAATGGCTATTACTGAAGTTGGAATGTTCTGGGCTACTGGTACAGGAACTGGTGTAATGTTGCTTAGACAAGTATATACACCGGCTGATAACTGCAACTGGGATGCTGGTGATACCTTAGCCGTAACCGTTAAGGTTCAAGTAAAACAGGGCGCATAAACTTCTCCCTTCATTATATTTTTAGAAGGAAATCTTAGTAAAAAGGTAGATAAATATGGTTGATGAAATAAGAACTATTCCACCTAAATTAACAAAGACCGAATGGAATGCTTTACTAGAACATAGTTTAGAAAAGGGTGCTAGTTATATTATTTATAAAGATGGGTCTGGTAATACTCGGGCTTTAAACTGTTCTACCGGTAAAATAGATTCTATTAATACTGATAGTAAAACAGTAATTCAATATGCAATAGACGCTTTAACAAACGGAACAATATTGGTTAAAAAAGCCACTTATTCATTATCAGTAGGCTTACCCGTTCTCGCTAAAGAAATAGAAATCGTCTGTGAACCGGGAACAGTTTTTCAAGCAACAGCAGCAATAAACATGATTACGTTTGATAGGGTTACCCACGTGGTTGCGGGCATAAAAAATGCGACATTAGACTTAAACAACACTGCTTCAACTGGTTTACTTTTGCTGGATAGTTGGCACACGATTAATGATGGTTTAAAAATAATCAACGTGGGAACCAATGGTGTTGGAGTAAAAATTTATTCAACAAACAACAGTTACCTTTGCCTATCCAATTATGTTCGCTGCAGACAAATAAAAGCTTACAGTGCACAAATAGCGGGAAGCATTGGTGTCTTAATTGATTCAGCAGGCGGAATAGCAGCGGGAACAAACAACGTTGTGGATGTTGGGTATTTAGGAGCACCATCTGTCGAAACTGGCATTAAAAATGTTGTTGGTGGCTCATCTGTTTTTCATGGAATAGTTGAAGGTTGTAAGATTGGAGCAGACATTTCTGGAACGGCAACTCTGTTTCTCCACGAAGAAGCCAACACAACATACGGAATAATCGTTAGGACAGGAGCAAAAGTTAAAGGAATCCTTCGCTATGCTGAAAACATCACTACCGAAGGAACAGGCAAATACATACTCATCACTGACAACCGTATCTTTTTAGGTTCAGCATCTCCAGAAGACACACCTGACATCTTTTTTAACGTTGGGGGAAGTCACACAATGACTATGG